GAACAACATGGCAGCACTGCCCTACTACACATACATGCACACAAGGAACGATACGGGGAAACCTTTTTACATTGGAAAAGGTTCTGCTCGCAGGGCTTGGGATAACAGACGCAGCAAGCGTGGCGCCCACTGGTCAAATGTTGCAAATAAGCATGGTTATGAAGTTCACATTCTTGCTCAGTGGGAAACCGAAAAAGAAGCACACAATCATGAAGTGTTTTTAATTGACACCATGCGCAACATGGGTGTTGATATTGTCAACAAAACAATTGGCGGCGAAGGCAACTCTGGATATAAGTGGAATGATGAGTCTCGCGCAAAACTATCTGCTATTGCTTCACGAAATAATTCTGGGGAAAAGAACCCAATGTTTGGTCGAAAGCACTCAGCAGAGACTCGGGCGAAGCTTTCAGCCGCGAAGGTTGATGTATTTACCGGATCAAAGCATCCGAAAGCAACAATTGATGAAGAGCTGGCAGTGAAAATTAAACATGCAAAAGGGACTGCGACCGCCAAAGATGTTGCTAAAAATCTTGGCGTTTCTTGGCATGTCGTCAGGAATATCTGGTCTGGAAAATCTTGGAGAAATATCAATGGCTAAGCTACCAGAACCGATTCACGCAACAGCAAGCATGATTTATGCGGCATACGAAGAGGATGCTGAGAACGGAAATCGCCCACACCTCGGAGCCTCATTGATCGGACATGCATGTGAGCGATTTTTGTGGCTCACATTCAGATGGGTGGATGCAAAAAAATTTGAAGGTCGCATGCTTCGACTTTTCGAAACCGGCCAACTTGCAGAAGAGCGGATGGCGAAGAACTTGCGTCGCATCGGGGTGGAACTTCACACGGAAACCCCAGATGGTAAACAGTGGAAAGTCGAAGATCTTGGCAAGCACTTCGGTGGATCAATGGATGGCGCTGGAAAAGGTTTTCCAGAGGGTCCAAAAACTTGGGCGGTATGGGAGTGCAAGACTAGCAACACCAAGGGCTTTCGTGAGCTGCAAAAAAACGGTGTCCAAAAGGCTAAGCCGCTGCACTATTCGCAAATGATGACCTATTGCGGATACACCAACATGGACCGAGCAATGTACACCTGCATCTGCAAAGAGACGGATGAGATCTACACGGAGTGGGTCCACTTCGATGTGAACGAGTTCGCCAAACTGAAGGCGCGTGCTGAGCGTGTCATCTTCTCGAATGAGCCGCCACTCAAGTGCAGCAATGACCCGAGCTGGTTCACTTGCAAGATGTGCGACTTCCACGCCCACTGCCATGGCGAGATGGCGCCGGCAGTCAACTGCCGCACGTGCGCACACTCAACCGCTGAGCCTGATGGAGATGCACGCTGGTCCTGCGCGCACCACAAGTTCGACCTGCCGCTCGAGGTGCAGCGCGAGGGTTGCACCAACCATCGCTACATCCCGATCCTGCTGGACAACTTCGCCACCATGACCGACTTCGTGGACGGCGACGTTGTATATACAACCAAGGCCACTGGCCAGACGTTTGCCAACGGCGAGCGCCTGACCTCGCTCGATTCGCAAGAGATCCGTGACTTGGAAAACAAACTGCTGCTTGGCGACGTAGCCAAGCTGAAGCTTGACTTGCAGGCGCAAGGCGTGAGTGGAACGGTGGTGAAGTGATGAATTACCCGATTGAAGTTAGAAAGATTGCCGCAGAAGTTCCGCTCTTTCAATACAACCAAATCAACACGTGGCAGTCGCTATATCAGAGCCGCGACAGTGAGGATGAGATCAAGCGGCAACTGATACTCAAGGCTGCCGACCAGATCTGCCACAAGTTTGTCGGCCAGTTGATGGATCGCGCACAAATCAAGACTTATAACGAGCCAGAAGGTATGGCCACCAAGGTTACATGCGTCGCACTTAGCTACGACGAGTTGGTGAATCTGCTTTACCGCGCCTACACCGATGGTCAAAGCGACGGGATGCGCAGAAATTTCAAGGTAGATCTCTAATGCTTGTCCCGCGCCCGTACCAGTCACGCGTGGTCGACGACCTATGGACCTTCTTTGAGAAGCACCCAGATGGCAACCCAATCATTGAAGCTTGCGTCGGTGCGGGTAAGTCAATGATGGTGGCCATGATCGCTCAGCGTGCCATGACTGAGTATCCAGGCACGCGCATTGTGGTGATCGTGCCAAGCAAAGAGCTGCTCGTTCAGAACGTCGAGGAGCTGTACTCGGTGTGGCCAGAGGCGCGCGCTGGGGTTTACTCTGCCGCGGTCAAGAGCAAGCAGCTTGGCTACGACCTGACTTACGCCACGATCGGATCGATCTACAAACAGGCCCACCTCATGGGTCGTATCGATCTCATCTTGGCAGACGAGTGCCATGGCATCAACCCTAAAGACACCGGCATGTGGCGCAGTTTCATCGGTGACCTGCGCAAGTACGGCAGCCCAGCCCGCGTCGTTGGCTTGACGGGCACGCCGTTTCGCGGCAACGGTGCTTGGCTTACCTGCGGTGAGGAGCCGTTGTTCACCAACGTGTGCACTCGGGTAACCATCCGCGAGCTGCTCGACCTTGGCTTCCTGTCACCACTCACCACCATTGAGACCAAGACCCACATCGATGTCAGCGAGGCGCGCACCGTAGCCGGTGACTACAACCTCCAAGACCTGGCCAAGTTGACCGACAAGGACGAGCTGGTGCAGGCAGCCTGCGACGAGATCGTGGAGATGGGTGCACCCCGAAAGAAGTGGCTGGTGTTTGCGGTCAACGTGGCCCACGCAGAGCACGTTTGCGCAGCCTTAATTGAGCGGGGAATACCTACGGCAGTAGTGACCGGAGACACGCCTTCTGCGCAGCGTGACGGGGCCATTGCGGCATACCGTCGCGGTGAGCTTCGCTGCCTTGTCAACGTGTCGGTGCTGACCACTGGGTTCAACGTGCGTGACATCGACTTCCTTGTCCTGCTGCGCGCCACCAAATCGCCGGTGCTTTACGTTCAGATCTTGGGTCGCGCCCTGCGCACAGCCGAGGGCAAGACCGATGCCTTGATCGCAGACTTCACCGACACCATCGTCACCCTCGGACCGGTTGACGAGATCAAGGGCCGTGTGCCAAGCGGTGGGAAGAAGGGTGTGGCGCCCACCAAGATCTGCCCCAACTGCGGCAACCCAAACCCAGCCAGCGCACCCGAGTGCTTGGAGTGCGGCCACATATTCCCGCCACCAGAGCGCATCACCCACGGCTCAGAGGCAAGCGCAGCACCGGTGCTCAGCTCGCAGAAGGAGACCATGTTCAATGCGGTTGCCGTAGATCGAGTCGCCTATAAGCTGCATCAAAAAGAGGACAAGCCAGACAGCCTGCGCGTCGAGTATTACAGCGGCCTCATGCGAGTGGCCAGCGAGTGGGTGTGCCTGTCTCACGAAGGCTACGCCCGCAGGAAAGCTGAGTCGTGGTGGCGTCAGCGCGCGACCATCGATGCGATCCCAAGCAGCACACACGACGCCCTCGAGTGGCTCAACTATAGCGAGTCAATTTTGCGCAAGCCAACAGGCTTGACCGTGAGCAAAGAGAAGTACCCATCAATTCTTTCTTATAACTGGAGTTAAAAAATGGATGACCCAAAAGTAATTGAAAACCTACGCAACCAATTGCGCGAGGCGACAAAGCGAGTGCCAGCTCGAATCAATAGCGCATCAGTGCAGGCGGTTCGAGACTACAAGGAGTCTTACAAAAAAGCCGTCAAGCTAATCGACAAGAAAGGCGCCAAGGAAACTGAGCTTCGCTCAGCCTTGGTGGCAGTGCAATGAAACCAGTAGAGATACAAGTCAAGATCAATGTGGCCCGTCGAGAGATGGAGTTCTGGCAGGAAGTGATCAAGAGAAAGTCATGCAACGACTGCTTAAATTTTCAGCAGGGTCAGTGCACACAGTTCAACGCAACCCCACCGCCCGAGGTGCAGCAAGTTGGCTGCGATGAGTGGAATTGGGATTCCATCCCATTCTGATAAAGGAAAAAACAATGCAAGAAAATAAACCATGTGTTTGGCCCAATTGCGATTGCAAAACCAACGAATGCAGAGTTGGTCAAATGTGCTATCCACCGATGCAGTCAAACCAGAAGCCGCAGCGCGAAGGCGACCAACAGTTACCCAAGCCAAACAACAAGCCAGCCATTCAAGACCTCGTCATGCAGGACATGCTCGCCCGTAAACTGCTTGGCCAACAACGATACGGCACACCGCTTCAACCACATAACGGACGTGATATGATGCAGGACCTTTACGAAGAACTCTTGGATGCGTGCAACTACATTCGTGGTGCGATCTATGAGCGTGACGGCAAGTAATTTTTAACCAACTGGAGAACGAAGATGCAACGCTATATCGGCACGAAGATCATCAACGCTGAGCCAATGAACCGCCAGAAGTACAACGACTTCCGTGGCTGGGAATTGCCAGAGAATGAGGACGGTAATGATGAGGGTTACCTTGTTGAATACCTTGACGGCGGCAAACCCAACACTGACAAGTTCGAGGGCTACGTGAGCTGGTCACCCAAAGAGCAATTCGAAAAAGCCTACCGTCAATCTGACGCCCTGTCATTCAGCTTGGCGCTCGAGGCTTTGAAGGATGGCAAGCGCATCGCTCGCGCAGGCTGGAACGGTAAAGACATGTGGCTGTCGCTTAGCTGCGGTGAGACTCGCGAAGTTTCCTCGTCAGGCTTTTGGTCACAGAACAATCGCGAGTACGCTGACTCTTTGGGTGGTGCTGCCACCGTGTTGCCATGCATCACCATGAAGGTTGCCACTGGTGAGATCTTGATGGGCTGGCTCGCATCACAGAGCGACATGCTCAGCGAAGACTGGGTGATCCTTGAATGAGTAACGCCCACGCAGTGTTCAACGTAGGTGCTGCCCTACAGATCTTGAAAGAACAGATCGATCCAGACAAGTGGTGCGAGACGCCTTTGCCAATCATTGCTGCGCCGCATTGGTGGTTGGAAGAGTTGCGCCTTGAGCTGGGTGCTGACGAAGGCATGGAGCCTGACCTGATCCACGACTGCAAGGTCGTTCGTCGCGATGAGTTGGAAGAGCCAATGCTCATCGATCACGACGGCAAGATGTACCCAGTGCTGCCGAAGTGGCAACGTAAAAAATCTGAAGACACAGAAGGTGGTGAGGCATGACGCGGGATGAGTTAATTCAACACCTCGAGAATGCATCAAACTTCTGCCTCGGCATGGCGCTTGATCCAGCCGTGCCACAACACGCAAAGGAGGCGTGCCGCGCTCGATCAAAGGAGATTGATAAGGTGGTACAAGAAGCAATCAACGAAGGTGGAGATACGGCATGAGTAAAGCAATCGTGACTTTGGAAGATCAAGATGATGGTACGGTGACGATCGACATCAACTTTGGTGAGGAGGGCGGAAGCCCAATTAGCGGCGCCCATAACATGGCCGTCACAATGGTAAACATGACCGCATCCATGATGGGGCAAATGGTCAATGAACAAGGAGAAATGAACAATGGACAATAACTACCACCGCACAGCGGACTGGCTGACAGCATGCGGCAAAGTGCCGTCGGTTGAAACTGCATCCTTGCAGATCGGTTGCGACATTGAAGAGGAGGTCGAGTTCCTCGAATGCTTGACCCTCTCAAGCGATGGAAACGCGACGCTATTGCGCGAAGCAATTCGTGGTTTGAAGCGAGTGGCCACAGCTCTGAAGACTGGTGCAGATGTGGCGACCATTCACGAGAGCGAACGCATTGACGCGCTCGACTCGCTGTGTGATCGCGAGGTGACTGGCAACGGCGTGGCCCACCTGCTCGGCTTCAACAAACCCATGGCCGACCAAGCTGTGTTGGAGTCCAACGAAGCAAAGCTGGTTGATGGCGAGCCTGTCATCCTAGAGGGTGGCAAGATCGGTAAGCCAGAGGGCTGGACACCACCTGACCTGTCTGAGTTCGTATGACCAAAGAGATCAAGTTCACGCTGACAAAGTGGGGAGTTGGTCTCTATGTTGTCTTCGTCATGTTCTTTGTTGGTGTCGGCATCATGTGGTCCACGTTCGACTGGCTTGTCAACAAGTCACCAGATCCGCTGTACCACGTGCTCTGCTTTTTCATCAGCATGGTGTGCGTCCTGTGCTACGAGTATTGGGCGGTGCGACTTCTTGACTGGATAGCAGACAAGTTGGACGTATAAAAAAAGGGACCCTCGGGTCCCTTTTCTTTTAGTCTATCGGGTTGCCCTCGACATCCAGACCTTCCTTGAGTCGCTGCATCTTCAGCTTCTGGAACTCACGCTCACGCTCTGCGTTCTCAGGTGTGATAGCACCCTTGTTCTCAAGTCGTTTGAGTCGTTTGATCTCGGAGTCCAAACCTTGGATGAGCTTCTGTCTTTCGGCCTTGTTGATTTTCTCGGATAGGTCCAAGTCAACTGGTCGAATCTTGATGCCGATGGTTTGCGCAGCGGCTAAGCTAGGTTGGACTGGTAAGCCGTCCTTGCCCACGCCGGTGTACCCGAGCACAGGTTCGCCGGTTGCGTTTGCAATCACGTTCATGGCTCGGTCCCAGTGGTAGTTGCCAATGGCCACGGCGGGTGCGAACTGGGTCCACAACCACTTGCCTCGCTTTGCTGCGGCCTCTGCGCCGGTGTCGTTCTTGTCGACAATCTCTTTCCCAAAGAACGGGTCTTTGTTCCAGATCATGGCGCCGATCGTGTTGAGAATCGGGCTGCTTGGCGTCAAGGGCTGGAGCAATGGAATGCCGCCAGAGTTTGAGTTGGCATCAAGCAAGTCACCGCCAGGGAAAATGCGGCTCACGTCCAAGAACAACGGCAGGTTGGTGACGTCGTCCATGCCCATGCGGATAGCCTTGGGTGTGCCAAGCGTGAAGCTGGCGCCCTTCATCCATGGTGGCAGGTTGCTGCGCTCGTACTTCTCAAGCTCACGCGCCTTGTTTCGGAACTCTTCGTCCGTTACGTAACGACGAATCACATCCCACCAGTCCTCGTCGTCGCCACCACCAAGGCTTGCGGCCATGGCGTACATCATGGCGTTGACCGTGTACAGAGCGGCAGCCGGTGCGGCATAGCGCCATGGCTGCTCGAGCGCAGTCTGGGCTAGGGTTGGGACCACCTTGTAGGTGTAGCTGAAGAACGGCAGCGCAAAGTCGCGCAGCGTGCGTGCGCCCTTTGGCAAGTCATCGTAGGTGAAGATGTACTTCTGGGCATAGTCGACCGCATCATCAGGGTCTAGACCGCGCTGACGGGCATCGCGGTATATCAGGTATCGGAAGAACAAATCTTCGGCCTCGTAGGCCTTTCCTGCAGGCTTGCGCAGCCAGAATGACAGGGCATTCCATACGGTCTCGACGCCTTGGGCTGCCTTCGATTCGCTGGCCATGGCCAGAACCTTGAGCTGCTCGGGCATGTCGTTGAGTAGGTCGGCCTTGTTGAACGTGCCACCGAACAGGCCAGCGTCTTTGGCCTCATCGATCATGGCGTTACCCTTGACCAAGTCACGCAGCGCGCCCACGTACTTGTGAGCATCCCAATAGGACACGCCAGCGAAGTGAGCCATGGTCAGGTTGGACAGCACGTTGTTGGCGTGTGAGACTGGGTTCAGTACCGTCTTGCCTTCCTTCCACATGCTCAGGCCCTTGAGGTACATCTTCATCAGGTCGCCCTGCATGGATGAATCAAAGGCGCTCAGGTGATCAAGCACTTCGGTTGGTACGAACTTGCCAGCCAGCTTGCCGTAGGTCTTGACGTTGGTCCCCTCGACCTTTGTGTTGGGCACCTCGACGTAGCCTTCGGCCTCGTGCTTGATGGCCACGGTGTTGGCCAGGTTCTCATATAGGCGGCCAAGTGCGATGTCGCGCTGGCTCTTGTTGTAACCCATGACGAAGCGGAACATGGCGTCACGGATCTCGCCCATGTCGTCGCGCTCTTCGCGGGTGTAGTCACGCCACATGGTGATCTCGGTGTCGACGGCTGGGTCGAAGTCAGCGTCGCGCTCCTCCCATCCCTCATCGAGCCAAGCTTGCTTGTCTTCCACTGGCACGTTCTGGAAAATGCCACGGCCCTTGAGGCTAGATCCACCGATACCCTGCATTGTTTTCTTGCGGGCAAACAGCGCCTTGGCAGCTTTCATCCAGGCCTTGGTTTCATCTTTGAGCCTTGACTCGTAGAAGCGTGGCAGGTACTTGCCATCCCAGCGGCCCGCGGCATCTTCGCTCAGCATGCCCAAGCGCACCAGCTCAGCCGACTGCTCAGACATGATGGACTGCATGGATGCAGCCAGCTCGAGGATGTGCTTTGGTGGCTTAGCTCCGCGCTTGAGTTCACCCTCGATGATGTCGCTGATCATCTGGCGCTCTTGCTCGGGCAGGTCCTTCATCTTGCTGGCCACATCGACCGTCAAGTTCTGGGCCTTCTCAATCTCAACCTTCATCTTGCGGATGGCGCGAGACAGGTCTTGGCTAATCGGCTTGAGCTTTACCAAGTCCAGCACCGAGTTGGCCACGTCGGCTGCATAGCGGTATGCCTTGGCGCCAGCACCAAAGCGGAAGTTGCCAAGATCATCACGCGCCAGCAGCCACCCATTGGTGGCCTTGCCCGTTGCCTGAGTTGGACCCTCGGCTTTCTTACCACGCTTGGCCTCCATCATCTCGGCTGGATGCTCATAGCGCCAGTCAGCTGCCGCCTTCACGAAGCCCTCGTAGTCGCCATCAACAAACTCGTCGACGGTTTTGAAGCCAGCCTCTTTGGCCTTCTGCTCAAGGTAGACCTGTTGCATCTCTGCATCTTCAGACAGCTTGAGAGATGGCTTACTCATCTGAATGTCAACGCCACCAATGATGGAGTCGACACCATTCAACACGAGGAAAGCCTTCATCTCGGCCATGCCGACGATGGTCTGCTCCCCGTCCTTGGTGCTGAACTTGTAAGTGCAGCTCATTCGCCAAGCTCTTGGTCAATGATGATCAGGCCGCACTTGTCGTCGCCAATCAAGGAAAGACGTGCGAGCAAGTCGCCGTACTCGCCGACGCTCTTGCGTTGGATCTCGAGAAACTGCAACAGGAATTGCTGGGTAATGCAGTCAGCTTCGTCGTACCACTTTTCGTAGTTCTCCATCAGCTCAACCTCTGTGTCGAACGCAACTTCAATTGCATCGAGCAGACTTGTTGGTTTGTCGCGCATCGCCTCGACCATGGGGATGTTGGCGACTGAGCCGCGGTCATTCATGTAGTCAGCCAGCTTCTGGTAGTGAGTCAGCTCATCAGCACTCTCGCCAGCGAAGAACTTCTGTGCGCCAAAGAAACCCATGCGCTGCATGTGATTCGACAGGTGCTTGTACAAGTTGGACGCGAACAGCTCAGAGTGAACGGCCTTGTTGAGGATCGCCTCGGTGGCGGGCTTGAGAAAGTTACGGGTTGCCATTTTGATTCCTTACTTGCAATTGATTTTGATGAGGCCGTCCTCTTCGAGCTGGCCGACGATGTCGTAGAAGTTCTCTTCGACGTTTTTGATTGCCGCGCTAAGCGGGTTATTTTCCACCTGCTCTTGCACGCGGGCAAGCTTCAGGCCACGAGCGCCGCGAAGGTCCGTGAACAACTTGGTCAACGAGAGTTGTAGTTGCTCAGATCCAGCCCGTCCTTGAACGCCTCCCTGATTCCCTCGTCTATTTCCTTCGCGATCCGATCCCGCTCCAGAATCTCTTGTGGCGTCAGGGTACGAGGCGGTGGTTGCTCGACGTACAGTTTCCCCGATGCGTCCCTCTTGATAAAGCTTTTCTGTCTCATTTTGTAACCTCTCTTTCAGTCCTGATTGTATCACAGGTGTGATGTCTTTCAGATCTACGATCTTTGCGTTGCCTTGTCCGCGCGAGTTATCGATCACAACAAGATCAAACAATGGGTTGTCGCCGAACTCATCTTGTAGTTTTCTTACAACACTACTAGAGCCAGCATGACCCTTGACCAACGCATCGATGGTGACGGTGCGACCCGTGCGCATTGCTCTTGTGAGAACACCATTGCGAAGCGCCTCCACAGGCTCACGATACACGTAATAAATGCGCACGCTATTGCCATGATCAAGCGCAAGCTGCACATTCCGCTTGGCCTTGTCATAGCTGGACAGCGTGCCATCCAAAATTGTGTGAGCATTTTTTAGCTTGTCTCCGACGAGATCGTCAGCAGTTGACTTGCCAGCGCCGCCGCCACCAGCCATGAACGCCACAGCGCCAACCTTGTTGGCGGCCATGCGCTGTTCGAACATGAGCTGAGTCAACTCGCTGGCAGCCTCATGAACCTCAGCTGCACGAGATCTGTCGGCACGGTACTCAGGCGACAGCTCGCGCACCATGTCGGTATCCAAGATGCGACCACCGTCTGTGCCTTTGAGGTTCTCGTACTCGCCGATGACCTGCTCTGGGTTGGCATTGATGCGCTCTTGCAAGGCCTGGCCAATTGAGCGGTTGCTAAATGCTGGGCCGCCAAACTGGAAGCTTGCACCCGCATCAGTCAACGCAGCATCGGCGGCAGCTGATTCGCTGGCCTTGACGCGAGCCTCACCGAACTCAAGCTTGAATGACGGGGCAGCCTTGGTCAACGCGGGGCGAGCCTTGATGATGCCAGCCATCTCGTCGTTGGTTGGTTTGCGCACCAGCTCATCACCCTCTGCACGGGTCTTGACGGCGGCCACCACGCGCTCAACTTTGCGAGGCACAACCGCCTGCTCGGTTGACTTGCCAATAGCCTTGACTGGGACGTCAGAGTTCAACACCACGGCAGTGCCCTGCTCGCGGTTGATGTAGCCACGGTAGCCAGAGTCAAGGATGAACGACTCGAATGCGTTGGGTTCCGATGGAACTTTCAGCACGCCAGAAGATGGGTCGTACAGGTTGCTCAGGTTTGCGGTGTAGACGTTTGTGCCCAAGCCGATTTCAGCTTGAGGAATGCCGCCCGCCATAGGCAGGTAGAAGTAGACGCGACGCTTGATGCGTGGGTCAACATTGGGCTGGGCCAAGCGTTGTTGCTCGGCGCCTTTTATTCCAGTACCAGAGCTGGTACCAGACAGCATGCTCAGCCCTGCTTGCTTTCCGTAGTGGACTGCGCCGACGACTTTGATTGAGCCGCTTGCGCCGCTCGGATCGCGCCCAACGCTGGGTCCTCCGGCAGATTCATTGAGTCCGCGCTTGCTGAATTGAATGCCGCTGATCGAATCTCTGAGCTTGGCGACTTCAGCTGGGTCGAGTCCGAGGTTTCGGATGTCGCCATCGCTGAGGCTGGCAAGCTCTTGGATGCTGTCGTAAGCGCGTCGGACCACAGGTGCTGCGTTACCAACTCCTTGATCCCCTCCAACCTGTCCAGCGTTAGCGCCTTTGGCCCGTCCTTTTTCAGCACGCGATCCATTGCGTTGTTTGCGAGATTCTGCTGCTGCTGCGCGAACGTCTTCCACACCTCGTCCGGAAACACCTGTAGCACCCGATCTTGCATATCGCTCAATTGCTGTTGATCGTTCATCATCATTACCTTTCCACTTCATGACCACCACATCTGGGTAGCCATCAGATTCTTTCCAGCCACCGTCTGCCCAAAACTTTTTCAGGTCAGCCATCTGGTTGGCATCGTAAAAGCTTTCGTCGAATGGGATTGAACCAATCGTCTCGAAGCCGAATTGGCTGTACATCTCAGGCAAGAATCCATCAGGGAAGCGCTTGCTCTTGACGGCGAACGCATCCAAGATAGTCGCACCTTCTTGTATAGCTTTTGTGATGATAGCAGGAATTCCAACACCCTGTGCACCGGTCTCGTTGTTGGTGACCGACACGACCTCGACCTCGTTGTCCGAGACGCCGTCGATCATGTCCTTGTACCAAGGCGCGCCGCGCTTGAGACCGAAGAAAACTTGCAGGCCCTTGTCGCCACCTTGCTTGCCGAGTTGGTAGATGCTGAAGCTCTTGTCCTTGATGCCAGCCTTGACTTGCTCAGGCGTGTACATGGTCAGCGCAGCAGCGCCTTCGTTCGCAGCGAGTGCGTCGACGAACTCTTGCACCGACACGCCACCCTCTGCCTTGGTCTTGCCAGACACGAGCCAGTTGTTGTTGGCCAACGCGAGTGAAGCCTCGGCCTGTCGTGCAGACTTGATAGCTTTGTAGCCACCCTCTGAAACAGATGCAGCGATCTCTGGTGTGATCTCTTGCACTGGCAGCACGCGGTCGAATGCGTACCACGCACCGGCCTCTTTGTTGCCAAGTGTTGGGACCTTGTTCTCGAAGTAGTCGCGGTAGATCAGCTCGTAGTTGATACCCTTGGCGAGCTTGCCCACCACCTTGCCACGCAGGCCAAGCGGGTAGGAGGGATGCATCTTCGTGCCCTCTTCACCGAGCTTGACGGTTGGGTTCTTTTTGTCGACCTCGATCACCAGCATGGCGTCACCTTGACGGTAGCCAGCGTACTCTGGGTCAATGGTCTCGCGACGGAAGCGATCAAGGTTTGGCAGACCGTGGATTTGCGCCTCTTTCTTTTCCAAGATCTTAGCCAACGCACCGCGCTGATCAAACGACAAGCCATCGATGTACTCGATGATGTTGGGTGACTCGAAGCCAACGAAATCTGGCAACGAGTTTTTGTTTGCTGGTGAGCGAACGATCTTGTCCAGCGCGCGCAAGTTCTCCACGCTGATGCGCTTGTCTTTGAGGTAAGCCTCAACGGTTTGCACATACGCTTGAGAGATGGTTGCGTTTGTCAAGTGGCTGTTGCCATTCATGGCGTGCACAATGATGTAGTCACTGTTGTTGACCACGTTCATGATCTTGGTCAGCGTTGCGCCACCACGAACAGCCCACACCACATTGCTCTTCACGTTTGCTGGCAGCGCCACAAAGTTGGGGCCACCCATCATCTCGATAGGGAACTCGAGCTGGCTACCGTCGATGCCGGTGTAGCTCACGCCCGCGTCGGTCAAGTCAGCCTTGATGCCCATGACTCGCTTGCCCAGCAGGTCCTTGATCTCAATCGTTGGCAGCTTCACCAAGTCGCGCGAGCGCGCGGAGTACATGACGCCATCGATGACGGCCTCATCTTTTGTGACAGGGCCAGTGACAGACGCAACCTGCTTGGCAGATTCGGCGGCAGCCTTGTTGTTGATCGCGTCAGCATAGGCTGTGGTCAACAAGTCGCGAGCCTTCTCCACGTCTTTGATGTACTTGGTGACGAAGTCTTCGCCGTACTCTTTGCGTGCGCCTGTGATGATCTCATTGAGCTTGGACAGGATGTGCTTTGCTACCTCGGCAAAATCCTTGTTGCCCATCTTGGCTCGTAGCTGTTCCCAAAAGTCAGCACGCTTTGAGATTGCCTGCACCATGAAGGCGGGGATCTCTTCGTCGAGTTTGTCTTCGGTGTAGTTGAACTCTCGAGCGAACTCGCCACGCATCTCTTCTTTGAACAAAGAGTTGAGCGCATCATTCAGCTTGGTGCGAGTCTCTTGCGGCAGGCCGTGATGCGCTTCGTGCATCACCACAAACAATGGCGAATCCTCTGTGTCGCTGGCCACAAAAATATTGTTGCCACCCAGCTTGTCGATCATGCCGTTGGGCATGGCCGACTGGTCACCAGATTCGTAGCGCACCACGGTGAGCGTCTTGCCAAGCATGTGGGCAACAGCACTCGCTGCCTTTTGAGATTCACTCATGTCAACCTGTGGCACTGGCGCGATCTCGACGTTCTCTTTGATCAACGCCTTGCGCACAGAGCTGATCACGCGCATCGATGCTTGAGGCGCGAGCTTCAGTCCTTCAAGTCCAGCACCTTGCACATTGGGCGCAGCGGCGCCGATGGCTGGGGTGATTGCTTGCTGTCCTTCTTGCGCTGCTTGCTGGGCTTGAGTGGTTTGAGTGCCAAGGTTTGATCCTGTTGCTGTTGTTGAACTTGGGAATTCTTTGATGGCATCAATCAACTCCGATGCTGGCGCGTTGAGCCTGATGACGTTGACGGGTTCGCCGCTCTCAAGCTTGGCCATCCACTGGTGGTGGCCGTCGATCACACGGTTGTCAGAGGACACAAGAATTGCGCGGTCAGTGCCGCGATTCTCTTTGGCCATCTCAACCTTTGCCGGAGAAAACTCGGCCTGCGTTGGCTTGAGTGTTGACGGGTCGACGGACTCTTGCTCGCTGGTGATGCCGCGCGCATTGAGAAAGTTGACCATTGCACCGCGATGCTCTGACTTAACTTGTGGCATGTCCGCGCGGGGGATGCCGAGGCTGCCAGACTCTGGTGAGAATGCGGTCCAGTCTTTGTTGATCTTCTCGCCGACAACAGCCTGAGCCACCTCTGGCGTTGCAGCTTCATAGCCAGCAAGACGGTACTTGCCGGTGGGTAATTGGTCGACCTGCCACTGCAGGTCTGGGAACATGCGCTGACGTCCAGCCAACGCCTGCTCGGCGTCGGGCTTGGTGAGGTAGCCATCGCCGCGGCGTCCATACCATTCCTGCTTTAGAGTGGTAGGCTGTTGGCCGTTGGCTGCTCCAGCAGCTGCAACCTGTCCACCGCCGAGCTGAGCTGCGGTGGTAGCAGCAGCACTTGGTTGGGTCCCACCAGATACGCTAGGTCCTGCAGTGCCCACGCCTCCGATATTTTCAACGCCCCCGCCTGCACCGCTAGGTACATTCGTGGTTCCAGCTGTGCTTGGTACGCCGACATTGGTTGTCCCCAGTCGTAGTTTGTCAAGACCGAACTGCTGCTCAGTCTCGGGGTTAATCTGAACCCCTTCCAATGGAGTTATGGACGGGGTTATCGACGGGGTTGCTACCGGCACAGGCACAACAACGTCCACCAAACCGGCGGCCTTTGTAGGGCTGTCGGCTGGGGTGAAGTTGGTGAGCTGGGTAGCGGGGCGCTGAGGCGTCAGGAAACCACGCTCCTTAGCCATTTGTTCAGCGGTTGATACCTCTGGTGCGGGTTGCTCAAATGGGCGCTCATTAGCCCCGCCAAGGGTGGCGGCTACCTGCGGCGTCGTCATCATCGTGCCGGTCAATCCGCCCACCAAAGCAGACTCAGCGACGCCCTTGTTGATGTCGATGTCCTTGCCTTGCAAATACTTGTCGAGCACGTTGCCGCCGTATTGCGCAGCCGTCTCCTCGATTGCGTTGGTCAAAGTGTTGGCGGTGACCTGAGCGCCAGCCTGCAAAACACGTTGGCCTGCAATGGCCAAGATCGCGTTCTGCTTGGGAACTGGCATGCCCTTAAAGATGTCGCCCACCTTGTCGAATACGCCAAGCGGTAGCTTCTCGGTCGCGTACTCGAGTGCGCCCTTCATCATGGCCACACGTGAGTCGTCACCCTGAGCGAAGCTTTGACCGGCTGCAGTTCCGGACATGGACAGCAGCATGCCGCCACGTAGAGCTGGCGAGAATGCAGCAAGCAATTGCTGCGCAACCTGTGGTGAGTTTGATGCCAACTTGGACATCAGCCATGGCGAGAACTCTTCACGATTCCACGCACCGGTCATTGACTTCTTGCCGATGGCAGGCATGAAGTCGCTTGCCGCCTTGTCCAGATACTCAGTGCCGAACATATTGCCGACGCGCTGCATTGGCTTGAAGCCTGCAACCTGAAGCACTGGGTCAATCACCGTCTTGTTAAAGACGTCAGCTGCCACGGTTGGGATATTGATGTTGCCAGCCAACATGCTGGCCGCTCCAGAAGCAACGCTGCCAAGCAGTGGGTTCTCTTCGGCGAATTGCTGACGACTGATCTGCTTGGCCAACTCGGCTTCACGCTCTGGGTTGCGTGAGATTTCAGCGAATGTGGGAGCGTTCTGCTCAGCCAAACCTGCTGCAGCTTTTTGCACCGGCAAAGTGGCTGGCTCTTTGAGTATGCCGCTGCGCAACAAATCAGCCTTTGCTGCAGTCTCTTTGCTGATTGGACCTGCACCCAGCGACAAGCGCTGGCTGACGTTGGCTTGCTCTTGCTGCTGTGTTGGCGCCTGAGTTTCGAGCACGCTCTTGTACTCTGGCATCACCGCATCTTTGATGCGTTGGATGATGCCCTTGTCTTCTTTGGCTGGCGTCGCTGCGGTAGCTGGCCCGCCAAGTTTGGTGGCCCCCATGAACTGGGACCTTGCAATCTCAATATCTTCGCTAGGCACTCGAGGCGCAACGACGCTATCAAAGTATTGAGTTCGCGCCTCTTCTTGCTGCTCAAGTGAGAGGGCCTGGAATGCGGAACTACCCGCTACGTCAGACCATGCTTTTGCCATGATTTATTTCCAAAGGTTGCTGTAATCTGCCCCGCCGCCGCTGGCTGGTTTAACTGCTGGCACTGCGGGTGGTGTTGCATTATCACCCACTGGCTTTGGTTTGCGCTTGTAACCCTGCCAATCTTTGAGGGCGGTTTGGTACTCGTCGAGATAGCCTTGAGTGTCTGCGTCAACCTTGCCCTGCTTTTTCAAACGAGCAACAGTCTCTGGCACGTCCTTCAATGGCACGCCCAGCTGCAATGCCAACGCGCGCTCTGCCGCCTTGGCCGTGCGCTCGAGGTCAACACCAGTGATTGGCTTTTCTGCCGCAGGTTGATTGGCTCGATTTTCTTTCGCGGTAATGCCGCGAGAAAGAATATCAAGACGCTCTTGACCTTGCCTCTCAACCACATCAGTATGAGCTTGTCGAGCCTCTTCTCTGAGGCGAGCCAGTTGATCATTCTTCGCTTTGCGATAGCTTTCAATCGTGGTAGCTGGTGCACCCACTTCGCGAGCGGCGGCCTCTTCGTCCATGGCTCGACGAACACTGGGATCCATCTTGTCTTCACCAATCAATCCAGCCTTGCGGTAGACCTCGCGGTATTGAGGATTGTCGCGAATGAGTTGCAGCACTTCTTCCTTGGTAGCCACTGGCGACTCGCCTGCGACCTTTGATCCAGCAGCAACAACGTCAACAGCCTCACGCTTGAGTGGTGCAAGATCTGCCCGCTTGGCAATCTCAATGTCCGTTTTCGCAGCCTTCTCCTGCTTCTGGGTTTCCAGTTGGTCGGCCAAGCGGAGTTGGCGCTGCTCACGCTGGGCCTCGCGCTCTTGCTGCATCTCGAACTCAGCCAACTTTGACATGCCGCCACCGTAGGCAGCGCCTGCGTCGGCGATACCTTTGCCGATACCAGCAAGAATAAGTCCACTCATGATCAGGCTCCTTGTTGAGCTTCTTCAAAAACCTTTGGATCGATCTGATCCATGGCTTGTTGGAGTTGGCTTGTGTCCATACCGTTCTCACCCAAGAAACGCAACAGCATATCCTTGAATGCGCCAGCGATGTCTTGCGCAGACACTTGAATGCCAGCAGCCTCGGCGATGTCGCCGACTTCAGTCAGAACTTTGATGGCCAGCATCATGATGAGTTCGTCTGGCACTTGACCTTCGGTCTTTTCGTCGATGACCGACGTCATCTCGTAGGCGATGTCAGACAAGGCTTTCACATGGTCGCCAGTTGCGCGCAGTTGCTTGGCCACATCTTGGGCTGCACCCTTCTCATACAACGCCTGCATGGCCAGCTTCGTGGCAGCCAAGAATGCTGGGTTGTTTGCATCCACCTCGCTGCCTTGACCGCTTGTGTCATTAGCTTCTGGCGCTTCGCCTTCCATGCCCTCGTGCTGGGCTGAACCATCGGGGCCTGTACCCTCAACCGGCTCTTGTTCGTTGGTCTCGTCTTGAGAGCCAGCCATTTTTTTATTGATCAATCCAGCCATGATTTTTTCCTTTAAGCCATGTTGCGCGACACCAGACCTTGGCGCGCTTGATATTCAGCAAGACGTTGATTGCTTACGGCATTCGCCTCAGCCAACGGGTCGTAAGAGTATGCGCCGGATGGGCCTGACACACCGCCAGAGACCGGTTGCTGGTCGCTGAATAAGCGAGCACCAGCGTTTGCGTTGTAGCGCTCACGAGCCAAGCGTTGTTGTTCGAGTTCTGCATCGCGTTGCTCTTGTGCGGCCTTGCCTTGCATAGCGCCGCCAATCAATGCTGTGCCAGCCTGAATCTTGGCCGCGCCCATCAAGCCTTCGCCGACGGACATGCCGCCTGCGGCTGGAGCCGTGGTTGCTGGAACTGTGGTTGACACACCCGCAACGCTCTGACCGAGGTTGCCGCCAATTGCGTTTGATGGCGCGGTCAAGTTTGCACCGCCACCAGCACCAACGGTAGATGGAGCGCCAGCTTGAACTGTGCTTCCGGTTGTTGTGCCAACTTGCGTTGCGCCAGTTGTCATGCCAGTGCCTGTGGTTGCACCGGCGCCAGCAGCTTCACCGCCGAAGCCTGTAGCGATCTGGCTGCCAGCTTGAGACAGGTTGCCAGACATAGCGCTGCCCCATGCGGTTGATAGACTGGACGCAGCATTCGCTACGCCAGTCCCCATCCCAGACAAGAAGCTACCTCCTGCCGCGGATGAACTCATACCGCCAGCAATAGCAGCACCTCCGAAATAAATAACGGCAGCCGTGATCAAGATCTTGCCAAGCTTTGAGGAGGCGACATCTTTGACCGCGCCGACGGCGCCCTTCGCTACACTGCCGACAGCCTTGACGGCGCCGCTTACCACGTTGGTAACGCTGCGCGCTACGGATGAAACTGCCTTACTCATGATGCACTCCTTGCATAGGTGAGCTGGATTGACTCGCGGTCAAACCCAACCTTTTTAAAAAACTTCACCAGACGCGGATCTGCGTTTGGCTCCAATGAAATGATGGCTAACTTGATGCCGCTGCGACTCTTCACCCAACGGGCAAACTCGCGAAGCAATGGCAGACCAGCTGCCGCCTTGCGCGTGTAGAACAAAAGCACAGAGCACTGCATCTTGTCAAACCAGAACCCCTGCTGCACACATGCAGCCACCGCAGCAACAACGACGCCGTCGTCCTCTGCAACCCACATGAAGTGAGCTGGGTTCAAGCAAACCTTAGCCGTGTCGGCCATGGCCTCGCGGTTGATCTTGAGCGGCAAAGGATCTTGAGACACTGACTCAACAGCGATGTCAACAATCGCTGGAATGTCATCAAGCTTTGCTCTGCGAAAGATCATACGGGTGTTGTGATTTTCGGAACGGTTGTTCCGTAGAACTTCTCGGCCCAAGAGATCTGGCTGTTGGCGTATGTCACCAAGTTTGCGATAGCGTTCTTCTTGGCATCGGCAGTCATGTTGCCATCTGCCATGATGGCATTAACACCGGTCATCGCGGTGTTGGAGATGTTCGCAGCAAATGTCGTTGGGATCGTCTGCTTGTTTGCATTGATCTGCAAGCCGAGGCGATCGAGCTGGGCTTGGTTGTCAATTAACTGACGCTCTGCTGTAGCCTTCTCAGATTGAGTTTGCTGCTGCAGTGCGGCTTGCTGTTGCTGCGTGGCCAAGTTTGTTTGCAGCTTTGCGTTCTCACCGAACTTGAACAAGTCATTGGTGGCAGATGTGTTGAACTGGTTTGCTGCATTGGTGGCTTCAGTGTTGGCCATTGCGCGTTGCGAATATGTTGCGGCATCTTGCGCACCAATCTGCATTGCCTTGTCTGTCATGGCAGCCACACCGGCGCCAGCGTTCATGGAGGTGTTGACCAAGCCACGTTGCGCCATTTGCTGGGTAGCAAGAGTGCGCGCGCGCTGCATGAGCGGATTGTCTGTAGCGAGGATGCTGTTGACCTGACCTTGCACGGTCTCAGTCGGTGCGTTCACCTGACTGGTTGTTGCGTTGTAGGTCTGGGGTGTGACGCCCTCGGTGGGGTTCGTTGCTGTTGCACCGACGTCAATCTTGTTTGCTGCTGAAGCCGTGTTCACCAAACCAGTTGGCGCTGGCGCCGTGGTGGTTGTCGGCGTTACGGTAGACGCAGGTGAATTGATGTCAGTGTTTGTGGCCGACGCCTGCTGCGTGTCAAAAGGATTTTGTACAGTGGTAGCCATGTCGGCCTTTCAATGGGAAGTCGGCCCCACGAAGACGTGGATAGCCGAGGTGGATTCTAGATCAATTGACGCGGTCAAGCAAATCATGCTAGGACTGGACCGGCATCAAAAATATTCATGGCCAAAGCGGTGTGGCGCACGCGGTCGTCAAGGCCGATAGTCCCGCCGTTGATCTTCTTTGTGAGCGACACCCAGTCACTAGCATCGGCCAAGCGGTTGCAGTCATGCGTCGCCCAAAACCAGCCAGCCGTCAGGGCGGCATGCTTAGGTGTGCGCACGAGGTCTGGGTTCATGACGTAGTCAAAGCCGCAGCCCTTGCTTGCATGGTAGAAGTTGTCGTGTCCGGTGAGTTGGAGCCAGCCCGCGCCGCGGAAACGAAAACCGTCACCGCTCGCCTCATCTCGGTTGCCCATACGGTTCGCGTAAACAAAGTTGGCCAGGGCTTTCGGGTTGCGGGCGTACTTGTTGGCGATCTCCATGGTGGGGAATCGCTTTGGCCAGATCTTCATCAGGCGGTCAGCCGCATAGCTCAGGCCCTCTTCCAACTTGGTGAAGTTGCCGGACTCGTGGCCCGCCTGCCCAAGGAACGCAGCCTGCTGGCGTGGGGTCTTGATACCCCAGCGATCAAACGTCTCGTTGAAGTATGGCGCCAGCTCTGGGTTGATGTGCAGTTTTTTTAGTTGTTCAGCGCTGATCATTTACTTGGCTCCTGACTGAGTTGTAGGCGTCGATGCAGGCGTTGAGCTGGGTGATTGCTCGGTCGCCGTCGGCTGCGATTTGAGCAATAAGCTCGAGAGTCTGTCGGTCAGATTCGCTTCCTGCTTGGCTATTCCCGCTGGCAGGGGTGGAACCTGCACTGGTTTGTACGCAACTTGCGGAGGGGAGGCGCACCCTGCCAGCACTGATAGCACGGTCAAGAGCAGACTGTTTTTGATTGATTGCATCATTGGCATCTTTCAATTGGGTTGAGGTTTGGTTGAGTTGCTCGCCGAGCTGTTGCTCGCGTGCGCGCGACTCTTCGTTCTTGACGGCGATCTCGCTTTGCATCTCAGCATCACGCTCGCCCCAGCCTTTGCTAAAGCCGAAGCGGTAGATGCCCAAGATGACCAGCAAGGTCACCAGTACAGTGATGGCGGTGCGCTTCATCACTGCTCCTTGGCTGCGGCTGCGCGCTCGTAGGCGATCTCTTCACGCTCTGGGTGCAGGTAGTCTGCTGGCGTGGTGGGCGGTGGTGGTGCACGCCACTCCTCGTCGAACTGTACGGGCGCTAGACCCATCCAATTCATGTCAGGCATACCCGAGGCAGGGGCAGGCGCGATAGGCGCTTGTGGAGGCGTTGGCGTTGGCGTGACGACGGCAGGCGCAATCTTCTCGGCCAAAGCCTTAGCGCCCTTGTTGACGGCAAACATTGCGATCAGCGTTGTGACCGAGCCAGTCATCAAGAGCATCACGTCATTGAGCATCTTGGTGAACGCCATGTCGATGGGTGACATCGACTTCATGGGTTGCTGGTTGAACATGACGGACCAGAGCATGGAGCCGACAGTGCCGCCGAACACGGACATGAGGACGAGCACGACGAACGACCAAGCAAGCGCTTGGATCAAGAACACCAGCTCATCGACTGAGCGAATTCTGAATTCTGAAAACATTTACTTCTCCGATGATGCGGCAGACGCGGGTTGCTGGGCTTGCTTTTCCAAGATGGGTGCGACCAAATAATCTGGACAGTCCTGCGTGAACAGGCAGTCAGGACGTTGACAACGCTTGGCACTGAAGTTCTTTGGGTCTTGGCAAAAGTACCGGTAGCGATCCTCGCAACCGGCGAGCGCCGCCAAGAACACAACAAACAGAATTAAATACTTCACTTTGCAATCTCCTTTTTCAATTTCTCTTTCAGCTTGCGTAATTCGCGAGCCTCTTTCCTGATTTCATCTTTCATCCACAGCGTCTCGACGTAGGCAATGAACGACAGTGAGAACACGACGATCAATACTGCCAACACGATTAGGTGTGCCAGAAAGACGCTCGTGCTATCGCTTGGTTTTTTACTTGCCACAGCAACCACCCAATAAAAAGTAAACCAACAACGGCCAAGCTTGCGTCCATCGATTTGATGCGAACCTCTTCCATCAACTCGTTGCGCTCTTTCAATGCAATCGCGTCTTCACGCGCCTGCTTCTCTCTTGCAACCCTTTGCTCTTCCTCAATCTGTTCACGCATCTCTTCGAACTGTGACCATAGTGCACCGAGTTCAGGCGGCGAGTGGTAAACCATTTGCTCCCTCAACTCAACTTGCATGGCCAAAAGTTTTTGACGAATCAAAATTCTTTTGAGCGCCATTCGCTTCAGAGATACATCAGCAGACTGCAGCTTCTTTGCCTCTCGCTCCTGCTCCCAGAACAATGCTTCAAGCCTGTCGAATGCGTCGAACATGTTGCCCAACTCATCGCCGATCTTGAAAATCACCTCATCAGGATTCGCAGCGGCCACCTTGGCAACTCGCTGCTTCTCCTCCTCAATCTTCTTGGCCTGCTCTTTGGAAACTTTTTTCCCAGCGAACTGACCATTGATCTCGTCGTAGATCTGCTTGACGTTACCGGCTACACCCTTGACCTCTTTGTAAAGCGCACACCCATCTTTGACGAGTTGGAACGCAGTGGTCGCAGCGAATAACGCGGTCCCTATCGGCACATCACTTCACCACTACACCGATACCGAACTTCGCGGAGATGCCAAGCACAACGAGTCCGCACAGTATGGTGAGAATCGCCCACGCACCACGCTTAGCAATGTCAAGCTTGAGCGCTTGCCAGAATTCGGTCTGCGCCTTGGCAGACTCGATCAAAGCCTCGTGGTATTTGCGATGACCCTCGTAGTCAACCTCACCATCTTTGTCTTTTGGAAACGCGCCAGACATGTGATGTATCTGCTCGAGAATCAGATCAAGCTTGCGCTCAATGCTGATCTCTGCCGATGTCTCTTTGCTATCGCCTTGGTCGTCAGTAAACATTAGGCCACCTCGTCCGCAGGTTCAGGCGTGTTACCTTCTTCCAACCATTTCAAATAGGCTTGGTAGTCTGTGTTGGCGGGGTCGAAAGGGATGAAGGCGTTGTCAGAAAGACGTTGCACACATTTCGCAGTCCCGCCCATAAATGTGTTTGGTTGAAGTTTGTACATGATTAAAGCTCCGATGATGCAGTAAACGATGCCAAAGCAGAATAATTATTGTTATTGCCTGGACTTGACCAAACAGAAAAACTGTCAACATCTACACTGCTATTGGCAACTGTTGTGTATGAACCCCCGAGTACAAAAGTCATTGTTGGATTTGCTCTTTTTGTTGCTTTGAATTGATAATTCAGCCATCTTGAGGCATCTATTGGAGTTGGCATACTAAACAGCATATTGCCGTTAGTTGTTCGTGATTCATAATACCGCTGACACAAAGCCAACTCAGTACCATACGGGCGGTAGTCAAACGATGTGGCTGTGTTGCCTTTTTCTAGTTGAACGCCTGTGATGTAGAAAGTGGCTCCAGATGTGCCGACTACGCTGGTTGCGCCTGTGGCTGAAACATAATTTGCGCCAGCCCAAGAGCCAGCAGAACCGCTTAAAGTTGAACCAGCACCTAAACTAAATCCCAAACGAATACCAGCACCATTTGTTTTTAACCAAGTTCCAGTCGTATCTCCAGCAATTGTTATAGTTTTATATTCCCAAGTGTTTGCAGAATTTATTACATAACTAAATGGGTAACTTCTATCAAATCCATTATTTTGCAAAGACCCGCCAAAAGTACCAGTCAAACTAGAACGAACCCAGAAAGATAAAGTTACTGATTGGGCATTTGCTGTACCCCAATTTAAGTCTGCAACATTTAGACCTTCAATTACTTGGCCAAAAATATATTGCTCCCCAGAACCTACTGAATAAGCCGACAAAGAAACTGCGCCAATGTAGTTTATAAACCCTGCTGGCGGGGTAACACTTCCAGAATTTTGCTGGCAAGAAAATTTACCTGTTACAGAACCAAAGCCAAATGTTCGATCTACTGGATAGGCCAATAAATTAGGAGTAACACTAGCCCCCGCATTACGCTGGTCAATCATCATCGCACCGTTGATGATGCGGTTTTTGAATCCTGTGTACTGGGCGTTCGTACCCAGCAGCCCTTGATCAACTGTTGTTAAAGCCATGATTTTTACTCGTAAAGAATGTTGATTGAACCAGCGTCGAAAGTATCCGTGCCATTGACTGTGGTGATGCGTACACGATCGAGCGTGCTTGATAGTGCTTTTGAACCACCACCGAAAAATCCAACAGCATTACCCGAACATCCACCGTTTACAGAATAAACCCATGTAGTTCCGCTAATTAGAGTCAATACAATTTGTCCCCAAGTAAGAGAAGCGGCAGCAGGGTCAATAGCTGCAATAAATCCAGCAGTGCTTGTAACAGAGGTAGCAACTCCCGAGTTGTTTACCTTTCCACTTGAAGATGAATAACCAGAAGTGTTTACAGTACCATCACCAATTTGCGTAAGTATTTGTGATGTACCACTAAGAGACACACCAGACAACATCACAGTAATACGCTTCACACCAGCAGGGATGCTAGTGAAGTCGATGCTTGTGCCAGATGTGGAAGCCACAGCGGTACCGCTGGTAATCAGAGTACCACCTGAGTTCGCGTTAGAGCCTACTTGGGCTAGGTTTGCTGCTTGTGTCATGCGAGCTGCTCCTCAGTTGGTTGTGCCAATGTTGGGTGTTCCCACTTAGCAATGTAGTCACCTTTGCCATCGCTGTCGTTTTGCAAGCGAATGGTGTCCATGAAGTCTGCGTCTTGCAGTTCAGGATAGAGTGCTTTGATTTTTTCGTAGAGTGTCATCATGCGGCCCTTACAAGTGCTGCTGTAAATAAGTTGTATGGGTATATCCCGTAAAGAGATTTTGATACTCCGCCACCCTGATAAACAAAAACTTCAAAATAGTCTGTAGTTCCATTTGCATAAACAATTGTAGAAACAACAGCACCAGCAGCCTCAGCAATAACTTGTGTTCCTTGGCGATATGGGCTTCCGTTTTTATACAAATCAAGAATCAAATTGCCCGTTGTTGAGCCTTGAATTGTTATGTTTGCGTTGAGTTGATAGTATCCAGCAACAGTTGGCAAAAAAGCGTACGCGGGGGTTGAGCCAACCGTAGACCCTGTGTTGTTAAAGTTGCTGTTCGTGTCCCATTCTTCTGTTTGAAACTGAACTTTTGTCCATGTTACGTTTGAAATTGTCTGGTTAGTGTTTGCGTAAGCGCTAAACGTAGGCCCATTACCCGCCACGTTTGCACCGAGCTTGGCCTGAGTCACCGCACCGTCTGTGATGTAGGTGGAGTTCACCGCACCAGCAACAGCAGGGATAGCGTTCAACACCGAGCTCACATAGAAGCTCTCAGTCACCACAGAGTCACCGGAGGTGGCAGCGTTTGCCAGAACAACTGTTGTTCCGTTTGTCGCGGTGTAGTCAGCAGCGGCCAAGCGGACACCGTTGCGGTAGACGTCAACGTAGCCAACTGTGTAGCTGGGCACGCTGAATGTTGTCTGGCCACCGGTCGCTGTGAAGTTGGTCACAGTGCGGTATGCAGTGGTTGTGACACCAGATGCAGGGATGCCCATGTAGCGCACGGAGATGTTGCTAGTACCGACAGGAGGCGCTTGGCTAAAAGTCAGCGTTGTACCGACCACAGAGTAGGTCGACGGGTCTTGCACCACGCCTGTGATGGCGACAAGAATGGATGACGTAGTGGCCGGAGCCACTTGCATAGTGAATGCCGTAGCTAAGCCCGTTCCGCTGAACGTGTCAGTTAGGAAGGCTACGCTGGTTGGCTGGTTGCCGATGTATGACATTTAAGCCCCTTGTTGAGCTGCTACCTGAGCGTTGTACGCAGATACGACTTCCACTGTCCATGCTGCGTTGCAAATTGCAACCACGTTAGCTGGCTGGCCTGTCAGGTCTTGGCCAGGTGTTAGCGATGTGCGGTGGAATGTCTGTGCGATTTGCTCGCCGTCTTTGAGGATGCGAGTTGCTTCGCGGTACAGCACCGTGCCGTTCTCTGTGACGGTGATTTGGTCGATGACTTTGGTTTCTTGGAGTGACATGATGTGTTCCTTTTAGTCTACAAAATATGAAAATTGCCCAGCAACCGAAGCGCCGCTTTTGAAAATAGGCTGGGGTGCACCGCTTCCAGTACCAAGAGATGACGTACCACCAAAATTGATACTGTTACTAGCTGGGTCAGTATATGAATACAAGTAATACAGCGAAGTGTTTAGAGCTGTGAAGTTTCCAGTCGGCCCAAACTGCGTAATACCTGCTGCTGATACAAACGGTAAATTTTGAATCCCATAAATACTGCCGGTTCCAATCACGTTGACTGAAATTGCATAGAACACCGTCACCAAATTACCGACCTTCGTGTATCGTCCAGATCGACTTGTGTATGTTGCTGTCCCACCAATGCTTGGCGTCCAAGTCCCTTCCTCATAATCATCCAGCGTGTTTGCGTCAGATGATGCGACTTGCGTTGATGGGAAGGCCACACCGTTCAAGCTCAGCACTTGACCAGCAGCCAACTTCGAAGCCGTGATGTTTGCATCAGCAATCTTCGCAGTCGTGACAGCAGCATCCACCAAAGCAGATGTGCCAACAGTGCCTTGACCTGGTTGAATCACCTGAGTGATCGGCGATGTGTAGCGAACGTAGATGTTGTTTGTGCCAGCGGACGGTGCACCGGTGAAGGTGACCGTGTTGCCGTTGACTGTGTAGGCTGTGCTGGGGTTTTGCACTACGTTGTTGACAATGACTTCAACCTGCGCGGCAGATGCGACAGGGCGAGACAGTGTGAACGCAGTGTTAGCACCGTTGCCACTGAAGTAGTCAACGGCTGGCGTGAAAGCCTGCTGGGTGGGTGTGTTACCTACGTAGGACATCGACTACCTCTTAGGTGATGTTGAGCACGCTTGTCACCACGTCCAATGACGCGGCAGCAGACGACACAACTTTCAATGCGTCGTTCGTAGTCAGCACAACTTTCTGGTCTCCACCAACGATCACGAGCGCGCCGCCCACTGGGACTGTTGCGCCTTTGATCAGGTAGTAGTTTACGCCAGAACGGGTGATGTACGCGTCAGCAGTTACTGGGCTTGCAGTTGTATTTGCGCACGACATGCCAATCACTGTTGTCTGCGTCGAGGCGCCCACGGTGACCACGGTAGCTGCGGATGTGCCGACATCTTTGTTGGCGTAGGAGGTGAAGTTGTTTGCCATTTTGATTCCTTGTTAATCAACCCAGGGCGATGGCCATGGCCACTGCGGTTCCCGCAGGGTCTGCCGCGCCGTAAAAATTCCAGCCTGCGCCGTCGTACACGTAGAGTGCGCTGACACCAGTGTTCCAGTACAGGGCGCCAACGAGTAACGCGTTGCCGTCGTTGTCGAGTGTTGGGGCCGTGGCCTTTGGGCCGAGGTAGCGATCGTCAAACGAGTCATACGAGGCCGCTGCAGACGCAGCAGATGCCGCGGCATTGGTCTCGCTTGTTGACGCGTTGCTGGCGCTTGTAGCGGCTGCAGACTGGCTTGCTGCCGCAGCGTTCTGGCTGACCAGTGCAGCGGCGGCGCTTGCGGCAGCCGAGCTTGTGGAGCCAAACAGTGTGTCGATGTAGGTCTTGGTGTACGCATCAGTGATGCCGTAGCCAGCCAGTGTGGTTGGGTTTGTGCCGCCGGTGATACGGCCATACACGTCGACAGTGACGGACTTGTATGTACCAGCACTCACGCCGGTGGTAGCCAAGTCGATGTCATTGGCGTTCACCACGATGCGTGACGACGAGGCTGTGACAACGTCGAGCGTGTTGCCCGTCTTCGTCATACCGGCACCAGCCGTGATCTGACCAGCGCCAGAGAACTGCGACCATGTGATCGCTGTCGAGCCGATAGTGCCGCCAGCTGTGGATGTACAGACGTAGCCGTTGTTGGCGTTGGTTGAGCCGGCCTCGACGAACACAAACGCGCTAGGCACTTCAGCCCATGAGTCGAAATCTGTGGTGCGAGTCCATGAGCCAGAAGCCACCAAGTAAATGCCGTTGGCTGCTTGGCTCGATTGATCCTTGACCAGCACGCGCTGTCCAACAGTGACGGCCACGCCGTCAATTGTTTGCGTGCCAGACAGGGTGATGTTGGCCGTGGTCGCCACAACGCAAGACGCCTTCGGGTCGAGACCGCTCACCACGCTGTCGACATAGGCCTTGGTGGCTGCATCGGAGTCGGATGAAGGGGTAGACAAGCCCGTCACCACAGCGCCCGTCACAGTGCCGCCAGAGATGGTCTTGTTGGTCAGTGTCTGGGTATCAGTCGTGCCAACGATTGCGCCAGTTGGGCCTGCAATGTTTTCCCACACGGTGTTCGCAGCATTGCGACGCAGCATGTTGTAAGCAGAGGCCGATGTGATGAGCACGTCATGCAACTCATCCAGCTCGTAGCCGTTGTTGATGTTGACGTAGATGACGCCTTGGGTTGCATGAGAACGAACGCACCAGCCCAATACCACTGTGTGGTTTGGGGCTGTTGGTCGGGTTGTTGTGATGCCACCAAAAACTGTTGGTGACAAGTACAGGGTTGCACCCTCGGTAAATGCCGAGGTATTGATTTGACGAATCAGGCCAAACGTGGTGGCGAAGCCTTCACCATGCGACGCCGCTGGCTCAGTCATGATGGCCAGTGTTGATGCAGAGTTTGCATCGCTGTCGCCCTTGGCTAGATCGGCGGTGAGACGAGTGCCGGACGAGCCGGTGATCTTCACAACCTGCATATCAACGAAGCCTGTTGCGGTCTCGTTGTAGATGCGCACGTTTTGCTCTTGACCGATTTGCAAGGTGACGTTGCCACCCTTCAAGCCGAGGTCGAGCGTGCCGTCAGTGTCGTTCCATGTCAGTCGACCAACAGCGCCAGCGGCTACGTTGGTGGTGCTGAAGTCCACGTTCATCAGCTTGGCATCTGCCTCGAGTGCAGTGCCAGCGGCGTTGACGCCAACGACTTTGTAGCCGTTGCCAGCCAGCGTTGGTAGTTTGTTGAAGCCCGCGGAGATCGCATCCAGCTCGGCTCGCATCGAGGCTGATGCGCCTGCGGAGTTCGGTGTTGGGTACGTTCCGTGGTTGTAAAAATCGTTTGCCATTATCGAAGTCCTCGGCGCATGGAATAGTGCACGATGATGCTGTTCACCGTGAATGGTTTAATTATCGCCGACACAGATGAAAGTTGGATAGCCATATTCTCGGCAGTACCCAAAACTTCCACCTCCGACGGCGAGATGTCGCGTCCGTCCCAAACAAAGTTGTCCCACGTCATGTCGTCCCAGTAGCTCGAGCGCAGGTCGTTGGTGTACAACGCGGCTGTCGATTGCTGGAGTTCAACGCTGCGGTAGCCCAAGTCGTAGCCAAAAGAGATCTCGGCATACGAGTCACCCGTCATCTCAACGCTGGCCTTACGGAAGCGCTTCAAGACGCGAGGCGACTTGATGCTGTTGTAGACCAAGTTGATGTTGGCAGGAATGACAGCCCCGTCAAAAGATGTGCCAGCGTCGAGTCGGTAGACAAAGCCATTGGTCGAGCCAAAGAACGATGTCGAAGAGCCGTCTGGGGTCTCGCCCTCGACGCAACATGTGACCGGCTGCGAGAACTGCACAGGCATGATGCCAAGCACCTTGCTGCCGTTGAACGTCATGTAGATGCCGTAGCCGTCACTGAAGAAAATTCGGTACTGGCCCTTCTCGCGGTTGAGCACGCTGGCCGTGGCCAAGTTGCGACGAGACTGGATGAACGGGCGAATGCGCAGCGTCAAAGCGTTGGACTCGAAGTTGCCGTAGTTCAGCGACGTGTTCATGTTCATGACGCCACGGTCATCGAGAACGTAGGCTTGGTCCATGTTCTGCGACGTGAACGGTAGGCCACCGGTTCCGCTGTTGAACGTGGACAGCTGGAAGTTGGCTTCGCTTGTGCCGTACAGAATGTTGGTGTCATTGCGCGTGTACACGCCCAGAGCGCCGGTTGTCTGGTTGCCTGGCAGGATCAGCAAATTGGTGATCGTGCCGTTCAGTGCAATCTCGCCGGCGCCAAGCAGTGGTGTCCACTTGTATGGCTCGCCGATGCCAGAGAACTGCAGGGATTCGTTGAACGCAAAGAACAGGTGGTTCTTGTGCACCGCGACACGCGTGGGCACGTCGACCGTCATGCCGGTCTTGATGGGTACATACACAGTGCCATCAAACTCGAAGCCGCGGTTCTTGCCGTCGCATCCGTAAATCTTGGTGTTGACCGTTCCGCCACCGAAGTTGCCGATCATTGTCTCGACTCGACCGCTAGGCAGTAGCGTGATCGCAGAGCTTGTGCCGTCGGCCACAGCCTTGTTCACGCCACCAACTTTGAGAGCCTCGTTGTCAACGAATGTGCCGAGGGTGAGGGACATGATCAGCTTGCCAGTGGCCGTTCCAGCAGACCAGCTGCCTGACTCGAGCACGACGCGGGTGACGGCGCCGCTCGCGCCACTGGTGCCACCTACAACGGTCTGCCCGTCGAAGATCTCAGCCGTGCCGCCGTCGAATTTGATTTCGTAGCCAAGGGCAACCTGCACCCAACCAGATGAGCTTGACTTGTAGATGTTGGCAGCAGTGCCGCCAGCGTTGTTGCGCCAAGCGTAGACGACGTTGTTGAAGTAGGCGACGCCAAGGATTGAGCCAGAGCCTGGAACTGCGGAGATCGACGTGCGGTACTCGTCGGCAGCCAACCCTCGGTAGGTCGCATCGGTCAAGCCGTCGATGTCCATGCCCTGCACAGAAGTGATCGATCCGACATTCGTCGAGCTGACTTGAATTGTTTCACCGGTTAGGAATGTACCGGTCTCGCGCGTGATCACCACTTTTGAATCGGTGCGCGCAATCACCTTGCCAGTGGCGCCTGACGTTACGCCAGTAACGGTATTGCCAACTGCGACTGCACCGGTGAGAACGCACACCAGCACGTTGTAGTTTGCGTCGGACGGGTTGGCATGGCCATCGTAGCGTTCATAGCCAGCGATGCGCGTGTAGCCGCCATTGATCGAGCACTCGAAGTTTGCAGCCCTGCGCGCGTAGCCAGCTGGCAACGACAGCGTGGGGGTTACTTGATCTAGGCCGCCAGCAAGGTGGATAAGGTCATAGTTGACCTTTGGCATTTGGACTTGGGGCTGAGCCATGTCGTTTCCTTATGCCAATGGATTGCCAAGAGAAACTTCAGGCAGCCACTCGCGGGTGAGCTGAGCCATCAAAGATGTCTCGCCTCTTTGCCCACGTGCCAATACCTCTGGCGCGGCCTCAAACAAACCATAGAACTGCATCGCCTTGTAGACAAGGATCTTGTGCAGGTGGGTTGGCAAACCTGTTGGCAGGTCAGCGTCGACCGTCATCGAGGACGGCAGGCGTTGGTACTCGCCAACCATGGTGTAAATGGTGTTTGGAATCTGGCCAAGCATCATGGCCTTCTCCGTTGGATGAATGGCGAACACTACAGGTCGACCGCTCACCTGCGCGTTGTAGCGGTAGGTGTTGCGAAAGACTTGGTATTCCCATTCAACCAACCACTGCTCATCGTAGATGCCGATGTCAGTGCGATAGGAACGCACGGTCTCCTTCCACCAGTAACGCAGATCGGTCATCGGGTTGCCGGTGAGATCGTTGGTGGTGGTGAAGGGTGCGTAGTCACCCTGCTCTGCGACAGTCTGGTAGCTGAATGGCAAACGCATCCAGCCCCAGTTGTCATACATTCCCTGCAGCTCGAGCCAAGCATCGTTGATGTAGGTGGCAAGGCGTGCAGCCTCGCCAGTCTGAGCAACGACAGATACTGGACCAGTGCCAGGGATGCCGCACTCTTGGCGCAGCATCTTGGTTAGCTCGAGGTAGTTCATGTATTAGGCGGGTGTTTGCAAGAGTTGACGGAGCCAAGGTGTGCCCTGCTTTGGGCGAGGGTCGTGCATCACTTGGAAGGGGTAGGTCAACGACAAGACGTTGTCCTCGCGGAAACCCATGCTGCCATCTTGATTCACAATCTTCGTTTGACGCAGGCGCGATTGCTTGGCACTTGCCAGCACGGCCACGTGGTAACGACGGAGCTTAGCTTCATTGCCTCGGACCACCATGCGGTAGTCGCCATTGACGTTGATCTCAACGAAGGCGGGGTCGTTCTCATTGCCTGGCTCTTGCACAAACACAACTAGCTCGTCACGCATGAAGTCTTCTTGGTCGATTGCATCCGTGCTGATAACGCGGTCGGTGTCGATCTCGACGCCGCGTGCACTCTTTACCTCTTCGACTGATTGGACTGAGTTGGTGATGTCGATGTTGTTTGAGTCGACGGTAGCTTTGCGCTCGTAGGTTGTGGGTTTCGATGACATGATGGTCTCCATGAATTAAAGGGGGAGGCACCCACCCGAAGGTGAGTGCCGAACTGCTATTAGGCAGTCAATGGGTTCGACGGGATGTCGGCCAAATCGTAGAAGGTAGCAGTCACGCCGGTAGCGGACAAGTCCACTTGGCCAGGGGTGAAGGTAGTACCGGCAGTCACTGCAACGCGCAAGGCGCCGAATGGGCAAACGCCTTTAGGTGCATCAGGGAATTCCAATGCAACGCGGCCAGCAGACAACTCAGCGTTGTCAACGATACGGCCAGGCAACAACGACACGGCGCCAGCTGCATCCAAGAACAAGCTGAAGATGCGAGTAGAACCGTTCACGCCGCCGGTGAAGCCGCCGTTCACAGCCTGAATACCACCAGCAGCAGCTTGGTACACAACGGGACCAGAGTAGCTGATAGCGATGTTGTCAGTGGCAGACTTCGAGTAGAAGCGACCATCGATCACGTAAGGGACAGTGTTTGCTGTCTTGATGGTGTTGGCGTTTGTGCCTTCAGCCAAGCCGGCGGCGGCCAACGCGAGGGTTGCGCCTTGGGTGAGAGATAAGTTATCCATTTTGGAATCCTTTGAAAAAAAATTAAACCGTAAAACTAGCGTGCTTTGTGAGATTCAATCGAGCTGGTATGACCTGAAGATTGTGCTCGACGTGAAGACCTGACACTTTTTTTCCGCGAAGCGGAATGATGTGGTCAACCTGCCACTTACCTCCCAACATTTTCTCACGCAACTTGGCAAGATGGTATGCCTCGGTGATAAAGAACTTGTTGGCCCATGCTGGTGTTGCCTGCTTGATGTAACTCTTGCGTGCGGCGGTTGCAGCATTGACGAGGTGAGCACTTTCCCTGCGCCGCTTTGCTTGACGCTCGCGAGACCATTTTCTATCCAACTCTGGGTGAGCTTGACGCCAAGCTTTAGACTGGGCGTTGTGCTTTTCTTTGTTGGCTTGATAGTGCTCGCGAGCATAAGCATTGTGACAAGACTTGCATTCACTCTGAAACCCGTCAGAGTTCCTCTTGGACTTTGAAAAAAGCTCAAGAGGCAAACTAACTTGGCAGGAGCGGCAAGTCTTCATGGTCATTCACTCAGAATAATCACAAGCCAGAAGCTGCGACCTCGACCCTCACCATCCAGTTCTCATTGAGACGGACGGCGTTCTTCCAGAAGTTTGCGCCGACATAACCGAACTGACCCATTGGGTTAGCGTGGGTGATTGTCTTTGCGGGCAAGTAGATTGGTTGAATGGCGTTTTGGCCCTTCAATGCAACTTGACCCCAAGCTTCTTGGCCAACGACCATGATTGGGTACACGTCAGCGGTGGTACCAGTGGTGCCGCCGTTAGACAAGAAAGCGCCTGCAGTCACAGTGCCACCAGCAGCCAAGAATGGCTTGAAGTAAGGCGATGTGATGATGCGGAAACGCTCAACAGTACCGATCTCGCGCTCGTGCACTGGCTTTTGTGAACCGTACTTAGCCACAGGTGTGAACACTGTCACGCCGTTGACGGACAAGTTACGGAAGTCGGCTTCCAAGTCAGTGTGGATGAACACCAAGTAGCCAGGTTCGATAGCGGATGTACCGAAGTTCACGCTGGCAGACAGACGCTCAGTCACGAGTTGTGCGTGTGCGCTCTCCAATTGGCGAGCAGCTTGACGCAACTTGTTCACGGTCACTGCAGTGTTCACAGCAGTACGCACGGTACCGTTGGCAAACACGACGTTGGTGCCGCCACGAACCACACCGTAAGAGATCAACTCTTCCAGAGTAGCCATGTGCTCGCCAACCAGCTTGACCATGTCAGCAGGGATGTCGTCTTCGTACAAAGACTCAGCTTTGCTAGAGATTTTCATCAACACGCCGTACTGTTGCAATGTCACTTGCACGTCTTGATACGTGATGGTGCGAGCTGCTGGAGTCACGCCTTCTTGCATCAAGTAGTTGCTTGCTGTCACGTTAGGAGCGCCGTTTGTGCCAGCATCCAAAGGAAGAGCACGACGGAACACCACGGTGTCAGTCTTGTTTTGAGGGACTTGTTTTTGTGAACCGAAGGTTGACAAAACTTTGATTGGCTGAGCATGCTTGAGCATTTCGCGCTCGGCCATGATGAGGTTCCGTGAGGGAACTAAGGAATACGTTTGCATGGTTAATTACCTTTTTGCTTATCGAGTTCATCGAGGTAGCGCCAATATTCCTGTGGCGTCATATCCTCTACTGCTTTGCCGCGTGCGGATGAACCGGCGCTGCGCCCAGAAGGAATAGCCGCCGCAGAGCTAAGGCGCTGCGTTTTGTTTGCTGACGTTGCTGGATTCGTGGCTTCGTTGTGCAGATCTAGCAATCGAATTGCATCTCGCGGGCTTTCGCTCGCCGCAAGCATCTGGACTTCGGGTTGCTGGCGTTGCAGCCAGCCCATGAATTCAGGCGTCTGTACACGATCTTGCCAACCTGGATGCTTTGCTTCCACCGCCAGCTCTGAACGCATCTGAGCGATCTCTTCGTGGCTGACGCCACCCTTTTGATCTTGGATCAACGCTTTGAGGCGCTGCTCCTGCTCGAGCATCTGCTGCTTTAAGGCAGACTCCATTGCGTCCGCGAACTCTGGGTAGTCGCGCTTTAAGTTGGCCATGGCCTCTGGGCTGCTCTGCGCCTGACGGATTTGATCCGCGTTAGGCGCGTCGCCGCCTGAGTTGGCTACTTGCTTGGCCAATTGCTGATGTTGCTTCAACTGTCCATTCAAGCCGCCGATATGGCCTTCTGCATTCCGAAGACGAGTTGTCACTTGTGAGAGCATGCTCTCCAAGCCAGCGATTTTGTCCATCAATGATTGCTCGTTGCTCTCAGCGCCAGCGCCTGCGCTTGCATCGGCCTGATCGGCGGGTGCTTGCTGGCGTTGATCTGATGCCTCTTGCGAATCCAATGACTCAGTTGCCTGAGTTCCCTCAGCCTTGTCGTCCGGCAATGCCTTGCCAGTTTCCTCAGCGTCGAGCTGGTCCCAAATCTTCTGGGCTTCGTCTTGTGGGTTAGTTTGTTCCTGTACGGTCATTTGGTTGTCGTCTCACTTGTCACCATTACTGGCGGGTAATGTCGGCGCCGCTTAATTCATCGGGGCTGACTGCTGCTCCCGCGCTTGCATCTTCTGCAAGGGCGAGGATCTTTTTCAGTTCCTTGATGCCACCACGCACCAAGGCTGTTTTCTCAGGACTCAGTTCAGAGTCGTTGAGCTTTCGTAATTCATCGACCCGTTCGTCAATCAATTTCGAAAGCCGCTTCCAGCACATGCTGTGGAAGTCTTCAAGTTTCAATGTCGTCTCCGGAAAAAGAAAAGGCGCCCTTTTTTAAGGGGCGCCTCAACTAATGGCTCATGAAAAAACCGCGGGCCTGCATCAAGAGACACCTGCCCGAAGCGAAATGTACATCATTTTTTGACGATGTGCAAATTAAATTCCAGAACCTTGGTTCACCTTGATGGCGGCCTCGGCATTGAACAGCTCGCGCTCGTTGTTTATCTCGAGCGAGGCCAAGCGTTCTTTGGCTGCGATCTCCTCGCGGGTCAGCGTGCCGTCCTGCTCGAGCTTGGCGATGCCAAGGTCTCGAGTGATGGAGGCATCAGTCATCGCGATCTCGTACTCACCCTGCTCCTTCTGCGCCTCAAACTCTCGCTGAGCCTTGTTGTCTTCCAGCTTGGCCGCTTCGGTCTGAGCCTTCATCTGGGCTGCCACGATGCGAGGATCTTGCTGCTGGCCTTGCTTAGCTTGCTGCTCCATGAACTGGTTGTACTCATCCTCGGACTTCATCAGCTCTTCAGGGTTGACCTTGAATGCTTTCAAGATAGCCTGCAACTCAGCACGGTCCTTCATGTAAGGCACGTAGCGTGGGTTGTTGGTGATGTTGGCCAGGTTCAGCAGGGCTTGGTTCTGGATGTCGCGCTCGATCAGCGCAGTGCTGCCGCGGGCGTCGACCTCGTAGTCGCCCTTGATCTCTGGATCTGGATCGTTGGCCATCTTCCAGTCGTAGTAGCGACCGATGTGTGGGCGGGTGATGCAGTCGTCATACAGCTTGACGCGCTGGCGCAGCACGCTGTTGGCGTTGTTGTACAGCATGACCATGCCGCCGACAGTCTCGGGCGCGCTACCCTTCTCGCCACCCATGAGCTGGGGCATGCCGGTCTCTTGCTCAGCAAATGTCATGGCTGCCTGCGCGATGGCAAGCAGCTCTTGCAAGTGGCTGTTGAACTCGAACACGCTGAAGGCTTTGCTCACGTCCTCGGTGTCGTCCTTGGCCAGCCAGATCTTGTTGGGCGTGATCTCGTAGCTGCCGTTCTGTGGAATGACCATGCCCTTGCGCATGACCACTTGGCCGCCAAGCGAGGTGCGACCGTTGTCCATGACCTGACGCCAAGCAGAGTTCACCACGCGCTGCTGGTGCTCCAGCTCGTCGCACAAGCCAAAGCCATAAGGCGAGTCGTCGGACTTGCGCCAGCACCACACGTCAACCGGCAGACTCTTGTCTTCGACCCACGACTCCATGGCGCCGATGACTTTGTCGTTCACCATGATCAGTACACCGAAGTCGACGTCAGTCAACGGGTCGGCGTTGGTGCGCATGGTCAGCAACTCCATCTCGTCAGGCTCGATCTCGCCGTGATAGGTCCACATCTCGTAGCTGTCTTCCTTGATGACGTCGCGCATGACGCGGCCCTCGGCCACACGGATGCGGTTGGGTGGCGCGCGCAGCACGTCGCGGATAGCGTCGGCATCGTAGCCAGGAATGCCCACGAGGCGGCGCAATTCCTTGCGGGTTACGTCGCGACGGATGAAGAAACCACGGCCACGCTGGTGGTCGTTGCCGCAGGCTGGATCAAAGAAGGTGTTCCATGGGTCGAGCGACTCGGACGATGGGACGATGGATTCGTTGATCTGAAGCATTTGCGTGCCACCCTGCTGGGGTATCCACACCTTGCTCGTTTGACGGGCTGGAAAGGGGCCGTGCATGATGCCTGTGCCCAATCGCACAGCGTTGTCGATCAGCTCACGACTCTCGCCATTGAACTTAGCCTCGGTCAGGCTGTCGTCGATGGACTTCTCCATGGATTCAGCGGACTTCTTGGCAGCCTCAACCACCAACTGAGCCTCTTGGTTTGCCGTCATTCCGGTGGGTTCGCCGGTCTGTGGATTCACCGTCTTGCGCTCGTCGCCCATCATGTTGGCTATGTCTGGGATTGGCGTAGGCTTGATGCCCCAGTTCTTGTCGTCGGTGGGGAACAGAATCTCGCACATGCGCGCAATGGCTTGGTCCACCTTGGGGCGCACGATGTTGACCACCACGCGTGAGCGGTTGCCGTCCGTGACCTTGCGGGCGGGCGGGCCGTTACGTAACGTGTTCTCAAACTCGCCGGTCGTGGTGTTGTGCTCGCCCCAGTAGAGCTGAGCCGCACGGCGCCAACGCTTCTCGACGTTGCTTTGAGCGCGGTGCTGCACCCACTTGTCGCGCAGCTGCGAGAACATGCCGTGCAACTTCTCGACCTCTTGGTGCACGCGCTGGTCGTATTGCTCGCGCGTCATGATCTCGTTGCCGTCGATGACGGCGAGGTGTTGTTTGTTTTCGTCTGGGTTGTGCATAATGTTCTCTTTTTGGCTAGTATCCAGTGACTTCATCCAGCGCAGCCCACGCATGGTGCTGCCCAGTTGGAACAACCCAGTCGTCTTTCTTCTCGACCGGGTAAGCGAATGTCAGAGCCAAGCTATCAGCTCGGTCTGGGGATTTGATGCCGCGCTTCTTGGCGTCTTGCTTGCTCTCGAGCAGCAGCTCACCACCCTTGTAGCCGTACTGCAACGCAGTAAGGTCGGTGATGAGGTCATTGTCGTTTGGAATGGAGGCGCCGTTCTTGAGCCACTCACGCATTTCGCGCCACATGTGCGCGCGCAGGTTGTAGCTCTTGCCGTCGCTCATGCGCAGCGAGCTGTTGACGTCCACCACGATGTCGCCAAAGTCGCGACGCAGGATGTCCGCCACACCGGAGCCAATGCCGATGGTATCGACTGCGATCTGGGCGATCTCACCCATCTGCTCGCGGTACACCTCTTTGGCCCTGCCGGCAACGTCCACCACATCAGCGCCGCGGAAGTTGATCTGTCGCAGCAGCACGCGCCCTTGGCGCAGGCTGATTGAGCTGCCGTCGTCACCAAAGCGGGCGACGTCAATGCCCATGATGATCGGGCCGTAGGGTATGACGTCCATGGGGCCTTTGCGCGAAGCGGCCATGACCAGCTCGCCAGGGATGAACGCGTTGGCCACCGAGGCTGTGTAGCTGCGGTCCACCTCTTGCGCCAGCACGACGGGGTCGAGCGTAGCCTTTTGCTTCTCGTACCACGCATCGTCTTTGCGCGGGTCGTCACGCCAGTCGAAGACGAACTTCTTGGTCTTGCCGTCGTGCGCGCGGCGATAGAACGGGTTGCCCGCGCCGTTGGGCGTGGACACATACAGTCGACAGTTGGAGGTTTGGGACAGCGCGGCGTCGGCTGACTCTGGGTGCTCCAAGAATGCGGCCTCGTCCACGAAATAGATTGACGTGCGGTTACCGCGGCCAATGTTGTCGCCAGCCTCGCCAGTGATGAACGACCCGTTCTCTGGGTTCTGGATCTTCATGAACGGCGCATGCTTGCTAGGGTCCCAGCTGTCAGGCTGGAACTCGGCTGGCAGCAGGTTGATGAACTCTCGCACCTTCCAGAACAGCGACGCGGGGTTGCCGATCTGGTCGACGTAGCTCTCTTTGCGCGAGCCGAAGCCCACCACAGTGCCGGTCTTGAACAGCATCATCCAAGCTGCGAAGCCCACGGTGAGCCAGCTCAGGCCCATGTCACGAGACTTCTCGACTAGGCCGTCCTCGCGGCTCATCCAGCGTTGCAGCAGCCAGTCAATGAACTCGCGCTGCTTTGGGAACAGAACGAATGGGACCACGGTGCGCAACCCACGTTCGGCCAAGCGTGGGTCAAACGTCATGCCCCAGTCGTTGATGAAGTCGGCGGGGTTGCCAGCGTAGTAATCTTTGAGGCGGTGCACGATCTCGGGCTGCGCACGCATGCGCTCGAGGCGCTCGACGCGCTGCTTGAAAACCTCTTCGTAGTTCGGGTTGATCCAGTCGAAGTTTTCCATCACATCCCTTTGACCATGCGCTCGTAGGCTTGCTCAGCGGTCAGCGTGAGGTCGGCCTTGACCTCGATGGCGCCACCGTTCTTGCCAGTCAGCTCGAGCTTAGACTTGTCGCCATAGTCCAAGGCGTTGAGCTTGGCCGCCACTTTGAGGTTGGTGTCGACGGCGACGCGAAAGCCTGCGGCGTCACCGATGGCTGCAGCACTGCGGCCATAGTCGATGGCAGCGTCCACCAAGTTGTGGGCGCGCAGGGCGCCGATCTTGGCGTAGGTTTCCTTGGTTGATTCGTGCTCCATCAGGATGGCACGCAGTTTCCAGCCAGCCACCTTGAAGTCAAGCGTGTCAGCGATGGCTTGAAAAGATTCACCCCACACGTAGCGGTCAAAGACGTCGTCGGCCACGGCAAGAACCTGCTCACGCAAAACCTCGGCGGCGTCGCGCTCTGGCTTGCGGTGTAGTGCCACCGTCTCTGGCACGTACTTGCGGCGGGGTTTCTTTTCGGGTGTGTCGCTCATATCACTTCTTGAGTTGGCGGGCTTGGCTCATGGCAATAGCCACGGCCTGCTTCTGGTCCTTGACGATGGGACCGCCCTTGCCTGAGTGGAGCTGGCCCTTGGCGAACTCGCGCATGATGAGGCCCACTTTCTTTTGCTGGGCTGGGGTTTGCTTGTTCATGGTGACGTCTCCACAAGGGTGAATGACGCCCCTAGCCATCCCTATCTCATGGGAGACGGACACTTGAAAGGGCGGCAGGGGGTCAATAAAAATGAAAAAGCCCGCACGCGGCGGGCTGATTTTGGAGACACTGCTCCGAGGCGCACTATATCACCGGTTCCCGATGACGTCAACGGCGTCCAGTTGGATGCGCTTTAAACCCATGCGAGTCTCGAGTGCAAGGTGACGCAGCGCAGCCTCGACCGCCTCCTGATTGCTGGTGAAGCCCCACTGCTTGCGCAGGTATATGAGGGCAGCCGTGGCCTCGGTGTGTGCGTGGAAAGCCACGGTAATGCCTCGACTTGCCTGCTTCGCACGCCAACGCTTTTGGCGCTCAGCGTTCGTCAGTGGTGCTGGCTTGTCCAGCTTCAGCTTGTCGATGTTCATTCTCTTGCTCCTGCTTTGCTCGCTCATCGCGCGTCACGTACCACGGTGGGCGCTTGCCAAATATCCGCTCGTGTGACTCGGTGTATTCCTTTGTGGCAACCCTGCTCACGAGTGAGTCGCCGGTGATGTCGTTCCTGCTCATGATCTTTCCCTGATCTTTTGTCCAAATGATTTGCGAGGCTCGCGCTTGAGTCGCTCGATCTCTTGCTCGAGTGCATCGATTCGTTTTGACTCTCGAGTGATGCGTTGATAGAACGCCTCGCCCAACTCTAGCATTGACTTGGAGACCTGCTCAATCGATGCTGCCAATTGTCTGACGGCGCTCATGATCGCTCCTTGAGTCCAGAAAATATGGTGTGTCCGCAACGTTTGCAGCACCACCAATAATCTTTTGGGTTGCGGTACTTGATGCCGAAGTTGGTCGGCTCGTATCTGTGTTTGCATGTCATGTGCTTTTCTCCTTAAAACGGAATATCTCGGCTGTCTGGCGGATTCAATCCGCGCTCTGCGCACCAAGCGTGAAGTTTGTCTAGCTCGTATCTCAGGTGATCAATATCGCGCTGCATTTCGTGTCGATAGTCTTTGCCGGGATTGCCCTTTGAAAACTGAGCCACCCACCAGTTAGATCGGTTGCGCATTCCCATCTCTTCTATGTAGAAGTGATCCGGTGGAAGTTGATCGATTGTGTGCCGAAGATCGTATGCGCAGCGACGAGCCAACCTAATGAGGGTTTCGTAGTCCGCCCTGTAGTCATCCTTTGGGTGCTTACGAAAGCGCCAACGTGCAAGTAGTTGAGAAATCATGTCTTACTCCTTAATGCCGTGGGCGGCTTCGATTGCTGGCGCTTCGCACTTCACAGTTAATTGCACCGCATACCTTTTATAAGGCAGGATGATTTCCTTGCGTTTGTGGTTGTGAAACCCAAATCTGCGTTTTGCCATTGACCGTGTTTTTCCAAAGCTAGCCATCAGCAACCGCTCTTTGCCAGAGTTGCCGAGGTATGAGTAGCAAAACCCTTCGATTACTGTGTCGTCCATAAGTCAACCCTTTATTTCATGTGCGTACTCGTGAAAGTTTCCGTCAATATCTTTCACGTACAGCGTTGGCTGTGGTTCGCACTTGGGCATTGCCAGATCAAAATTTGCGCATTTGAACTCTGGTTCCTTTCGGAACATATAGCAGTGACCGCCATCGGGATTGCTGACTTTGTGATTACACACTTCGCAGTCATTCAGCGGCTTGCGTTGTTGTGGGTGCAGGTACAGCGGCTCGACCATTTCTGGATGCTCGTGAATCCAACTGTCATCAGTTGTCGCTGTGTCTTTCTCTCGGATGTACCACGCCACAGGCTCACCCTGCTCTTGCTGAGTTGTCAAGGAATCCTTTACACCTGAAACCATTTTCGTGGCGTCAGGAATATGGTTGGCTAGTGCTTCTTTAAGCATTGCATGAATTTTCATCCCTTCAGAATCAAACGATAGTGGAAGATAGGCTGATGTTTGCTCAATAAACTCAAGCGCCAGTTTCATTGCTTCTTTACTCATGGTGTTTCCTTAATGCCGTGGGCGGCTTCGATTGCTCGGACAACCATTTCAACATGTTGAGGTGGAACCACAAACAGTTCTAGCATGTGCTTAATCTGCTCATCCGTCAGCGGCTTGCGTTGTTGTGGTGTGGTGTATGTAAGTGGTCGTCGTTTTGAATAGGCCAACGGTTCATATTGAACAACAATAGGTTTGTCCGTTTCTGGGTTTTGAGAATCAAGCCAACACGCCCACGCCACAGGCTCACCCTGCTCTTGCTTGGCTACTTGTGGTGGAACACCATCTTCATAAACGGTATTGCAAACAACACATTGAAGCCTTACAGATTCTTTATGTTCACCCTGCTCTTGCTTGGCTAGTGCTTCTTCTAGGGCTTTGATGGCGTTGTCTGCTTCCTCTGTGTCAATTACATCCAACTGGCAGTACGAATTATTGTTGTGGCTTGAAGCCTCATTTAGTAAGTTTTCCAACGCCTCAAGCGCCAGCTTCATTGCTTCTGTACTCATAACTTCTCCTCGATCTCGTTCAATGCGACGATCACACGAAGCGATGCCCAAGCCAGCGCCTGCATGTAATCCTTGTGGATGAGGCCATCAACGATGTGCACCCATATCACAATCATTATACCTAGAACTGCGAGCTTCCACAGCAGAGTTCCGATTGAGATAGCGATCTTCTTGTGTTGGCTGTTCATTAGTGACTCCATGGTGGTGGTGTGACCCACACAGTTTTTGCTGGCTTGTAGCCTTCTGGTGCGGCTGGCTGCAGGCTTTGCTCAATGCTCTTGAGCTTTTTCCTGCGCGCAGCGTCAGCACGCCTTTCAGCCTCGGCTTGCTCGCGCAGGGCTTTCGATTCAGCCTTGCGTTGCTTGGCCTCGAGCTTCTCGCGTTCACGCTGAACCTTCAACTCCATGCGAGCCTTGCGTCTTTGCGCGACAAGCTGGGCATTGATCTCTTTGTAGTTCTCGCGCTGGCGTTGTATGCGGGCCTCTTCCTTGTCGTATGACTCGGAATATTCCATGGGCTTCGGTGCGCTCGCAGGAACGGCCACGCATCGCCAGACAGTTCTGTACTTCCCAGCGGAAACCTTCTCCCAGCCTCCAACGTAGAAGCCGTAGTTGCGCTCGAGTGCGCCCATGACTATGTCCTGTGGCGTGCCATCGATCTTTGACAGATCGCGCGTCGTCATACCGTCTGGATTGGCCAGCAACAGATTGCGCAGTCGAGCGCCTATGTTGGTTGGCCTCATAATCCCCTCGCTTCCAACATTGCGTCGGCTTGCGCATACGCAAGTTCTGCGATATCACTTGCCGAAATGTTCCCTTCCGTATCGGCTGCAATCAATCCCTGCATTGCGGCAGCGGCAAACGTGTCGTGCAAAGTTGCCGGATGTGTTGGCACTTTCATGATTGAAAGAATGTCAGTTGTCGTCACACCGTAGTGCGAGGCCGCAACCCTTGCGATGTCAACTGCTGTGATCTTCATGACAACTCCTCAACGCGACCATCGCGATACTCGAGGCGGTCGTTGAATCGGCTAGGGATTGCCTCATGCTGTTGCGATCCTGCGCGCACTGGAACCCAGCCAACAACGAGCGGATGCTGGCGATGGTCAACAGTTGAGTTGGTGAGTGTGCGGTGGCCAACGATTTGGCCGCCTTCAGTTTGTGGTGTGATCATGGTCGTCTCCAAGATTGAAACGCGAAATTGCGTTGGGCGATTGTATAACAGATGTGAACGTCAGCCAAGGGTCTCGTCAATATATTTTGCGAGCATGCGGCCAGCCTCGAGCACCAACTCGCGGTCGTTGTCTTTCTCTTGCAAATCCTTGCGAGTCCACTGCCTGAACTCACGGCTGAGTGCGCGCCAGTGATCTGGGTGTGTGGTCTTGAGCCAATCAACTGCGGCGGTCATGGCGCGAAGCTCTGCGCTGCTGTAGCCCTCGACGTCCTCGACCTCGGCAGCAAATGCCGTGGTCTTGGCAAACATGGGTGACACGTGAGGGAAGCCAAGGTCACCTTGCGCATCGCTCCAATCCTTGGCTGCCCACATGCTGAGCAGCTCGCCGCACCAGTCTGGTTGAATTCGAATCATTACAAAACCTCAACTTCTTTAATGACTGAAAATACGGTGCCAGTTTGTGTCAGTGATTCCACCACTTTCTCACACTCACTTAGCGTGCCTGCGAACACTGTAAACCACATGCCAAAGGCCGTCTTCTGCACGTGATGCACGCACATGTATTCTGGTTTTTTGATGATCCGAATTTTCATGATGCCTCCCGCTTGAGCTTGGGCAATGGCGCCCAATGTGTGTAGAAAGTTTCCTTGCCGTGGTACTGGCCGTACATGGCCACGCCACCTTTGCCGAGTAGCTGCACCTTAGCTCCGCGTGGGCAGGTCTCAATGGGTTGCCAGAAGTAGTTGTGATCTACGGCTGCTGCGCCGGTGCTGTCGAGTTGTGTCATACGCGTCCACTCCAAATAGCAAAGATACAGCCGATACTGATAGCCACCACCAGCAGCGCGCCAACACGCTGAACAATCTCAACTCGCTTAGCACGTCGCCTGTCCTCTGCGATGCACTCGTCGACGTATCGCTTGTACAGCTCAGTGATTTCCTTGGGTGCGCCGTAGCAGAGGAACTCACGCATCTGCGCCGCGAACTGCTCGCGCATGGTGTCGTTGATTGCCTTCTCAAGTGCTCGTTTGTTGATCATGGTTTCTTTCCTTTGCATTCGTGGTTGTACGCTTTGACTCTGTCGTTGACGATGTCTGGCCATATCCTCTCGCAGCTCTTGCAGCGATATGCCAGCGTCACTGCAACCTTGCGAGTTGGGCCGCTGGTGTAGGTCTTGATGACTTCGATCATTCATTGACTCCCCTTGACCTGAATCTCAGTCACTGGAAACGTGCCTTTGCTTTTTTCGTCGTAGGTGTAGAACATTGCCGAGAAGTCGCTCCAGTTGCTCGCAGGCACCCATCTAGCCCAGCGGTGTTTCACACCATGCACCGTCGGCGCGTCACGTTCACCGTGGTAATGGATGCAAGCCTTCACGGCTTCATCTTGGGTGACGTGACCTCTGACATACTCAAACTCTGGTTCGTAGTCATCCCAAACGATGGAGATGAACTCTCCGTGTTTTTCTTTCATGTCAAATCTCCAATAGTTATCGTTAAGAAAATCTTCCCCTTCGGTTCAGGGTCAGTCCAGATGAAGGTCTCTTTGCGGATGACCTTGTTCGAGTCGTCGACCCAAAGTTTGCCAAGCGTGAGGGCGTCGGCTGCCTCTTTGCGCGCGTTGTCCACATCGCGAGCACGTCGGTCAGGCGGGGCCAGCAACCACTCAACCTTGATCGGGCCAGTCAGTGGCTCTTTGCCTAATCCCTTCCAACCAAGCAGCTGTGCAATGGCAGCGCGGTAGCGAACAGCCTCGGGCGTTTTGTAGTGCACGCCAGTGCGCGTGTGCTTCGTCGCATGGTTCCCAGTTGGCGGCCAAGGCAGCTCAAGTTCTATAGTCTTAAAAGTCATATCAAATCCTCTTTTTATGGCAGTTCGTTATTAGTAACAAACGTTGTTTTTTTACAACAACCCATCTTATCAATCTAATAAACCGGACAAACCGGACAAACCGGACGGGGCCTAAAACAAAGGGAAGAGAGAATATATTATATAAAAAGAAGGTATATCTTTTTGTATGTATATATAACTCAAACCCTTTATCCATGCGGCTTTCCCGAGCGGACAAGCCGTCAGCTTTTTGTCCGCTTTGTCAGCTTTGTTGACTCTCCTCGTCTTCAATTGGAGGGACAACGAATTCCGCTGCCACCCATGCCATTCTTGGTTTACCTTTGCCGGATGCTGGCTTGTACTGCACCAAAGACACGAGGTCACGGCGCTTGATTGAGTCCATCACCGCATCCTGCTCGTTGGGTTTCAATGCCCTGAACATACGACTTGCCTCTGCCAGCTCAGCGTGTGTGCGTCCACGCACACCAGCATTACGGATGACGCGCAAGGTCTCTTGTGCCTGACGATCAAAGTCACTGTCACCCATCCGCTGTGCCACTTGGGTCTCTTGGACCAGCATAGTGAACTTGACGAAGTCGATGGCCAATTGGGCGCTGGAGGGGTCAATCTCGAGTCCCCCACCCTGAGCTACCTGCTTGAGTGTTTTGGCGTCGTAGCGGGCGCATGCGAAGCCCAGAGCGTACTTTGCAGCATGCTCCCATGCCCTACCCCACAGCGGAGCCAACTGCTTGGCCTTGACCTCTTCCATGTGGTCCTCGACCCATGTGTCAAAGTCCATGAAGATCTGGTTGGTCATGCCAGCGAATGGCACCTCAATCGGGTTGGCTGGGTCTAGGCCCATGATGCCGTTGCTCATCTCGCGGGCTGCCTTCATCCAGTCAATGATGCTCTGTGGTGGTTGACCGATACCCACGTACTGCTTTTGCACGCGACGGTCCGGCACAAACATCATGATCATTCGGTTCAGGTATCCGCTCACCACGTCTTGGCTCTGCAGTGCTGGCCACAGCGTCTCAGGTGTGGTCGTGCCATGCAAGCCCACGCAAGGGTACGCAATGTCCACGCGGCTGCGGTTCTTTTGGTCCGCGTACTCTGTGCCGTTGTAGACCGTGCCCGCAGAGCTGAAGAGTTTCATCAAACTGGTAATGATCGATGCGAGGTGCGGGCCGGAGCCTTTGGTGGCCACAGCCTTGAGCAGCAGCCCGAGCTCGTCGATCTGGAACAGGGTGTTGGGGTGCGCCGCGGTGCGTGCCAGAAGACCCTGACCGGAGGCGAGCTCTTCACCGCCGAGCAGGTCGTTGAGTCCAGCCGCGGTCATCAGCACCTTGACGCACTTGCGTGCATGGTCTTTGCCAGCGGACGTGCCCGCCACGCCGACGAGGTAGTAGTTGGTGCGCAGGCCAGTGCTCGTAGCCACCTTGCGGCCAAGCACAGTGCCCACCACGCTCAGTGCGCCAGCTAGGGCGAGGATGGGCTGAGGCTTCTGGGCCGTTTGCAAGATCCACTCCATGATCTCTTGCACAATGCCGCCAGTTTGAAGCAGGTGACGCGGGTAGTCCGGCACGTCGTAGGCCAACTCATCCGAGTTGGCTGCCTCTTTTTTAAGCACAGGCAGGTCACGCTCCTCATCGATGATGATGGTCGTCGAGGTGATGGGTGTGGTGCTGCGCTCGAGCACTGGGATGGGTTGAGCCGCAGCCTTACGCTTGGCCTGTGCAGCGAGGGCCGCGTCGAGGTCAATCACCACGTCGGGCTTGCGCTTTGGTGCGTGGCGCTCAATGCCCACCAGCTTAGCCGCCTCGTCGAGTGCCGCCTTGATGTCACCGTTGTGCTGCAGGGTGCACATCAGATCGAAGGCGTCGTGCGCATACCCATCAGCCAGCGGGTCGCTGCCATGGTGTGAGTAGCACTTTTGCTGCTCTTGATCCAAGAACACCACGACGCCAGGGATCCTGGTGCTTGAGCTGGGCGCGAGCCAACGCTTGCCCTTCTTGCGGTAGCCAGCCTGCGTCAACTGGTCTTCCAAGCTCACGGCCTTGTTGTACGCGCCGATCACATCGTTGTGCTCAGGGTTGACGGTGCGACTCTGCTGAGCGTAACGCTTGCCAGAGTGCATCGTCTTCCATGGGCACATGTTGTCGATCTCCTCGCGCAGCCCGCTTGAGCGATCAGCCAGCTGACGCCACAGGTCCAGCAATATCGCTGGCATGGTGGGCATCTCTTCAAAGTCCCATGGCGCCTTGCCCTCGGTCCACGTGTAGTTGTGCCCATCAGGGTGCTGACTGGGTGGCAGCACGTCTTGGTTTGGGCCAGCACGAAACTCGATGATGGTGAAGCGATCGACTGGGGACTTCGCATCCTTCTTGGGCCAACTGATCTTGAGCAGCGGCAAGTCAGAAGGGGCGCCGACGAAGATAACCTTGTCGCGATTGTCCTTGCTGCGAATGCGCATGCCCTGCTCGATGATGGCGTCGTAGTCGATGCCAAGCTCCTCCATGATGTGACGAGACCATGCCTCGTCATCCACGTCGAGCGCGCAGGTTCCGCTGGGTTGGTGCACCAATCCCATGTTCTGTGGGCCTTGGCTGAGCTTCAATACCGCGCGCTCTGGGGTGTTGATCAGCTCGGATGGACTATTCCAGCCGGGGTAGTTGGGACCCTTGGTCTTCATTGGCATCATCACCAATGACCAGCCGCGCTGCATGTAGGCGAACGCGTGCTCTATCTGGGACTTTTGGAGGTCAGAGAGTTTTGATTCGTTGTTGTCTGTTGTCATCGTCTTGCTTTGACGTCTTGAAGAGAAGGTGATCGGGCCACGGCCAGCAAGACGAACTGGCACGAAGGTGGCCACCCTGTGGCCCGACCTAAAAGTTTAAAGGATGCCCTTGTCGATCTTCAGTGCGCCCTTGGTCACCTTGTTGATCTTGACTTGCTGCATCGCTGGGATGCCGCGCTTCTGCCAATTAGAAACGCAAGGCTGGGTGCAACCAAGAGCCTTGGCTGCCGCAACTTGGGTCTTGAAGTGCTTAATAAGTTGTGCGAATGTCATTGTCTTTTCT